TTAACGGCATTTACATTGAGATGGTCATGATAGTACAGTACAAATTAAAAACAAAAGACATTTTTGATTTGGACTCCCGTATTGCAGAAGTACAAGAAATACGGGAGTGGATCTGCGAATTGGTTGAATGGAAAGAAGACTTATTCGAAATTCGGTATCATTCTTCCGGAAGCCGATTAAGTATTTGGTTCGAAAATGACAAACATGCTATAATGTGTGCATTACGATGGACAAACTAAAAACAACTGTACACCACTGGGAATTCCACAACGGAGTGGATCCTATTAACCCGGGCAACCAATGGCCATTGGTGCCAGCTCGTGGATGGACCTGCTGGGTATACCCTAGTGACGATCTTAAATTTGAGGAATGGATGAGTCAGAACTGCCCAACTGCGGATTACTCGCATCGTTTTAACAGTGGTGATCCCATGTACACCGTGAATATCAAAGAAGATAAAGAAGCAATGTTATTTCAACTAAAGTGGTTATGATATGTTAATTGCAGAACGTAAAAGCAAATTTAAACACAAAGTAATGTTTGATGGGCAAATGGTTTCTAAGCACAACGAAATACAAAAATGGTGTTTAGAAACATTTGGTCCCGGTGGTAGACATAAAACTCTACGTTGGCGATTTGGGTGGACTGATACCAAGGACACCTATTACTTTAAAGATAGTCAAGATGCTACACTATTTGTATTGAGATGGTCATGAGTATAACTGTGCGTGTGCCCTGGCAGGATCCTTACAACCATGGTGACGCATGGAACGAGTTACTAGCGTGGACTGTAGAAACTTTTGGGTTACCCGGAGAACGTATGCAGTTTCATCCTACAGCAGAATACATGGACTTTGTATTTGATTCTGATCAAGATGCATTGATGTTCCAACTTAAATCGGGCGGGTTTAGAAAAGCACCAGAAGATATAGTAGTAGAGTTTGTGGGCAGTTTAATCAATGGCTAAGATTAAAACCCTACTATATGAATTCAGGCTAAGCGATGTTGAGGACCCAGAGTTGTATGCGGCTGGGCCGCTGTGGGATTGGCAACAAACCGATTATGGAAAATGGGTTATGGATCATGCAGATGACCCAACATATCATGTTCACCCAGATCCAATGACATATGGTTACCGTATAGCTGTCACTGGACTTCTTGAAGAACAAGACTATACATTCTTTATGTTAAAATGGGGCAAGAGATGATTATTTACAACCAAGATCAGATACGCCCACCGGAAGAATTGTTAGAACAGTCGTTTAAAGTCCCGTTTACTATGACAGCAAACAATTTCTTAATAAAACCAAAACTACTCAGAGACTGGGCCAGAGAACATTGTGTAAGTTTTATTTGGTGGGAACTAAACCAACCAAAAACAATTTACTATTATTTTGCAGAAGAGCAAGATGCAACAGCATTTAGATTAAAGTGGCTATGATTACATTATCAGATAGAGAATGGAATAAGTTACGTCCTAAGGTGTTTGCCGATTATCCTATTAGCGTTATGTTAATCCGCGAGGTAATGAAACGTGAGCTAGGATTTACAGTTCGCGAGCATCGTTGGTACACAGAACAAAATGGTTACATGAAAAACATCTGCTTAGACTTTTACGACGATTCCAAAGAAACTTGGTTTAGATTAAAGTATCTATAAATTGACATAATAAGAGATCTGTAGTATAATACTCATAAGTATTAAATTAACGTTCCCGATGTACAAACTTTATTATTACAGACTAAACAGAAAGTGTAGCCAAGTGTTTGATACCTTGTCTGACGCTATCCATTTTGCTATATATAAGGTTAGCTACGGGGACTCTGGTGAAATTATCAAGATTGACTAAAAATGCGTAACTACTGGACTTGCACAAATTTTGCTGATTGGCTTCGTGGTACCACTAAACTAAAATGTGGTACTGCCGAACAATGGGATGAATGGGAACAACGTGCCAAGCGTGACTACCCTGTTCGTTGGTGGCTCGCAGAAGAAGGTCTTGACTATGTGCAACGTTTTGTGATGTTTATTCCGGACAAAATTCATGCTATCAAATACTACATTAACAACCGCTGGGTTACTCGTACTCACGCTCTTACAGCCCATCCTCGTGATATTCCACGGGGCGAGTGGCGTGATGTGGGAAACCGTTTTCTTCCTTGCCTATTTAATGAGCTACAAGATTTTGTTGAAGTTGAACTCGCATGGTGGCACTTAGCCTGGAACTCAGAGGAACGTGCAAAATACAACATGCCTTGGTGGGCAGTCGGTTGGTGGCGTGTACGTACATGGCGCTGTCCGCAAGCTGGACTCGACAATTTGGAATGGCAACGTAAGTTGGTTTGGACCGAAGACGAAGTGGGCAAGAACAGCCCTAACTTAGGCAAGCCGACCCCACAGGCAGTTAATGCACAAGAGATTTTTGACTTGTATCATTGGTGGACAGAAGTATATCGCAACCGTCCCGACCCTTATGATGCAAGTGGTTGGACTGCATCATGTGATGCACTACGTGAAGCAAATGGTGGCGGAGTTCTTTCAATGTTCAACAAAAACTGTGACCCAAAACTTAAAAAGGCTAGCGATAAAGCACACAAGCTACTTCAAAAGATTGAAGCGCAATATGAAAAAGAAGACGAAGAAATGATGATTCGTTTAATTAAAATCCGACAAGGACTATGGACCTAAAATGAGAGTAAATGTAATTAGTGACTTGCACCTAGACTTTGCCGACCTAACATTACCAGGCGGCGATGTACTAATCCTGTCAGGTGATGTTTTGGAAGCAAAGCGTCTAAAGAAGGATATGTACAACCCTGAAATGGTTTTGCTTGAGCACGAAAACCCATTGCAACGTCCAGACCGTTATGCACGTTTCTTTATTGAGGAATGTGCAAAGTACCGTGAGGTCATTTATGTTATGGGCAACCACGAGCACTATGGTTATCAATACCATAAGACTTATGCACACCTGCTTGAAAACTTGCCAGACAATGTGCATTTGTTAGAGCGCGAAACTTACGAAATCGATGGCGTATTATTCTTAGGCGGCACATTGTGGACCGACATGAACAACCACGATCAACTTACTTTGTATCATATGCAAGGTATGATGAACGACTACCGTCAGGTTACTATGCTTAACGAAGCAAAACAAGTATATCACCGGTTAACTCCGGAATATACTGTCGAGCAACACGTTAAGACAAAACAGTACTTTAGACAAGTGCTAGAGGAAAACCGTCAGTCCGGACGTAACAAGCCGGTAGTTGTTTGCACTCACCATGCACCTAGTAAGAAGTCTACTCATCCACGTTATGCACACGACACTATCATGAATGGTGCATACAGCTCTAACTTGGAAGAGTTTATTATGGATCATCCAGAAATTAAGTTCTGGACACACGGGCACACACATGAACCATTCCGTTACAAGGTTGGTGAATGTGAAGTGATTTGCAACCCACGTGGTTACAAAATGTATGAGCAACGTGCAGAGGAATTTGATCCTACTGTTGGCTTTGATATCTAAGGAGCGTTAAAATGGATGACTTGCTGAATCTTTTCTTTTGGGCATGTATGGGCTATATCTTAGCCCGCTTAATCATTAAGTATTTTGAATTCCGACTCCATAGTCATATGGAAGAAGTTGATGAACTAAAAGAAAAGATTAGTAAGCTCATCCATCCTATTAAAGTTGAAAAGCATGGCGACATGACATATTGGTTTGATGCAGAAACCGACCAATTCTTGGCACAAGGGTTAACTCGTGATGACATTGCTGATCATTTAAAACAACGGTTTAAAGGTCATGTATTTTTACTGTCCGAAGGTCCCGAAACAGGAATTCTTGCAGGACCTGATTACAAACTAGTACAAAAACTAAGCGTAACTGAAATCAGTCATTTACTAAATCAATGAACAAAGACGACATTGTTGAAAAACTTAATAAGTGGATGACAAACTTTGTTGAAGTTCCGCATCCTGCACTAGGCAATTGGCCACCGTGCCCTTTCGCTAGACAAGCACGTCTTAACAATACAATTGATATTCAGTTTAGTGATTTGACGTCTTTAACACACAATGTTAAAGAAAGTCTCAACACACTAATTGAAAAAGAAGTGGTGGTAATTTGCTGGGACCATACTAATATCAGTCCAGAGCTTATACAAGAACTAGTTAATGGGCTTAATAAAGATTTAATGCCCGAAGATTATGTAATACTAGAAGACCACCCCGACGCACCAGAATATGTTAATGGTGTGCGTATGAATTTTGGTCATTGCGGTTTATTTGTAATTCAGAAACTTAGTAAATTAAATACAGCATCAGGTCAACTAAAGTCCAAAGGATACTATCACCATTGGGATAAAAAAGCACTTGACGAAGTAGTTAACTGGCGACTCAATTGAAATTCTGTAGAATAAATTTAGATAAAACAAATTATCAACAACTAGATAACGTACATGTACTAAGTCAAACCGACAGGGACATTAACAAAACTTTGTTGCATGATATCTATAAGTCTTACTGTCAATATAAAAAATTCGACAGCGTAATGCCTTTATTTGATTCTATTATATTTGACCAACACACAGATATATTTGGATATTGCATTAATAAAAACATCGTTGCGTTTAGTATTGTTAAACGTTACGATGCCGATAATGCCGAGTCTCTACAATTTGCATGGGATTATCAAGATCCAGATGCTAAATTGGGTATTAAAAGCATAGAACACGAATGTGCATTTTATAAAGAGCTAGGTTACAAATACCTATACTTAGGAAAAGTGAATAATTACAAGACCCAATTCGACGGATACGAACAAGTAGGAAACCCTTATGTATAATGTACACCAACATTGGGACCCGCTAAAGGTTTGTTTAGTTGGCCGAAGTTACCCCCCTGAATTTTATTCCTTTATTAAAGACTCTAGGGTAAGAGCAGTAATGGAAAAGGTTGCAGTTGAAACTGAAGAAGATTATCAATTACTAATTAATAAACTAAATGAGTTTGGTGTAACAGTATTACGACCTAATATCGATTCAGACTTCAGTCAATATTTTGATGGGCACAGATATATCCCGCCACCTATGTGTCCCAGAGATTATTCTGCAATGATCGGAAATACATTTTATTTCGGTCACGGTTGGGCAAGCGATGTCAATTGGGATATAGTCAAAGGAGCAGATTGGCCTGATGTATGTCCTACTTCTTCTGAAGAATTTAATAAGCTACCATTGCATATACAACAAGAAATACACAAGTTTGGTTTAGGTAGATTAATTGTAGACTCAACCTGGAAACACATTTTAGATAATGTTTCTAATCAAGGAAATGACATTATATACAATACTGGCGTGAATACTGCTGGGACTAGTCGAATAGGACTAGATTTGTACCACGACACAAAATATATGTTAAGTATCCCAGAATTAGAACGCGACCTTGTTACAAGAAATAAATTATTCCCAAATTACCGAAACCATGTTATTAATACCGGCGGGCACGGAGACGGGACATACTGCCCAGTTAAGCCTGGATTAATTATTAGTTTAATGGACGTACCTACGTATGCCGAAACTTTCCCGGGGTGGGAGGTGATATACTTACCCGGACAAAGCTGGGCAAAAGTTGATGATTTCTTGAAGCTAAAAGAAAAGAACAAAGGTAAATGGTGGATTCCAGGCGAAGAATACAATTCCGAGTTTACTGACTTTGTTGAGTCATGGTTAGATAAATGGGTAGGTTACGTAGAAGAAACTGTGTTTGATGTTAATATGCTGGTCATCGACGAAAAGAATGTATTGTGCAATAACTATAATCAACAAGTATTTGATGCATTAGAGCGGCACGGTGTTACTCCGCATATTGTTAATTTCAGGCATCGTTATTTTTGGGATGGTGGCTTACATTGTATTACAAGCGATTTACACAGGGAAGGTACCCAAAAAGACTACTTTCCTAATAGACTTGACATTAAATGATATTTGTTTTATAATTAAACATCACTTACTATCAAGCACAATCCTTATGACTATGCATCTTGCACATCCTGCTTTATCCACTACGGGTAAGAGAAAAGGTAAGAAAAAATTTGCTTCTGCTGAAGCTAAAAGAAAGAGTGAACAATTGGACAAAGAATGGAAAGAGCTACTTAAACGACAAGGGCTCGAAATTGAAGAAAAGCGTAAGCGCCGTGCAATGGCCGCTGAGCCACTTAGTTCAGTTTATAAATTAAGTATTCCTGCAGGCCGAAATACTACTGCACATATTAAGAGTGTTAGTACCGGAAATCACGTGGCCACCTTAGCACCACAAAAAGTATACACTGGTACTAAAGTTATGGGCATTGCTACTATGCACAAATCAAATGCTGTTCCAGTCTTTAGTGACGACGAAGCTATCGAGATAAGTAAAATGCGTAGATAATGAAAGGAATTAAAGTTCTACTAAAATGAGTAAAGAAGATATTATCAGGATGGCAGGAAAAATCGAGGAAGTCTTGCCGAATGCCATGTTTAGAGTTATCCTCGAAAATAACCACAAAATCATTGCCACCATTGGTGGTAAACTTCGACAAAATAATATACGTATATTATTAGGCGATAAGGTTGAAGTTGAAATGAGTCCATACGATATGAACCGAGGTCGTGTGGTATATCGCAATAAGTAATATTATGATTAGTATTACCGAATCAGCAAAAGCTAAAATCAAAGATATTTTAGCAGAAGAAAACAATCCAAACATTAACCTACGAGTATTTGTACAAGGTGGCGGATGCTCAGGATTCAGCTACGGGTTTACCTTAGACGAAGAACAGAACGATGACGATTTCGAAGTCGATCTTGATGGTGTTAAGGTGTTAGTAGACAGCATGTCTGGTACATACTTACAAGGTGCAACCATTGACTTTAAAGATGAATTGATGGGCAGTTCATTTACTATAGATAACCCAAATGCCCAAACAACTTGCGGTTGCGGATCGAGTTTTAACCCGTTTTAATTACCAGACATAGTTCAGCTTTATCCTAATCCGATAAATAACAGATATAAGGATTAGTAATATGGCTCTCTGGGAAAACGGTGACATTAACAACATTTACGTCGGTGTAGAACCTAACGACGGTACAGGCGATGATATTCGCACATCGTTCATTAAAGTTGACACGAACTTTGCAAACGTTTCAAGTTTTTTAGCTAGTTCGGTAGTTGACTTTTGGAACGCAAACATACGTCAAACATTAACTGCACAAACGGGCAATATTACTACAGTTAATTCAGATACTGTAGTTGCACATTCTATTACTGTTGCAGGAATGCTCGATGGTAATATTACTGTCAATGATTGGTTTGTTAATAACGGCACAACCGAATTAAATGGTGCTACAACCACAAGTAATATCACAGTAAACGGTGTTGCTACAGTAAACGGCAATATCGAGGTAAGCGGGAACGTTGTGCCTGCATTGTCAAATGCCTACGACTTAGGTAGCGCAAGTTTACCGTTTAGAAAATTATACGTACAAGAAACTGTATCTACTACACAAGTTGCGGCATCGTCTGATGCCGGTCTATTAGAAATCCACGCAAACGTAGTACCAGGCGATTACAAAGACGTTGGTGTTTTTGGCAAATACAACAAGGGCGGAGCAAATGCGTATGCATTCTTTGGATTCCAATACGAATCTGAAAACTTTGTGTACATGCAAACTTCTAATAACGTAACACTAACAGACAGCGTTGTTGATGGAGTTTACGGAAATGTTCATGCAGGCGGATTATATTTAAGTAATATCACCCCTAGTACAAGCACAACTAGTGGCGCACTTATTGTTGCAGGCGGCGCAGGCATTGCAGGCGATACTTTTGCAGATTCATTTAATGCTTCCAATGGTTTTTATGGTGATGTGTATGCACCAGTTGCTAATATTGGGCGTATGTCAGTTGATGGAACTGTGTCTGGAACGTTGCGTGTTGATAGTAGTGTTATTATTGGCGGCAGCCCTGCGGTTACTGTAGCTACATTACAAAATTATGGCGCTATGTATAGCGCAGGTACTGTCTCGGGTGTACAAGCATTCTTGTCAAGCGCCCAATCAACGTCTGTAGGAACAGGTGCTGTAGTTATTGCTAATGGTGGATTGGGTGTTTACGGTAACATTCATGCAGGCGGTTTTGTTGGCCCATATTATGGCAATGTGCAGACTGCAAACCAACCGAATATTACTGGTGTTGGTACATTAGGTAACCTAAATGTAGCCGGTACAGTATATGCACCAACTATTCAAGCCGCTAACAATATTGGTACAAAGGACTTAGTAGCAACTGGTAATACCTATATTACAAATTTAACTGGTATTACTACACTAAACTTAGCCGGCAACTTAACTGCTGGTGGTTTCCTTGGAACAGTATATGGATCACAAGGTAATATCACTTCTGTTGGTACGCTAACAGGACTAACAGTTACTGGCAATACTGCAATTAATAATACACTTTATGGACGTGGTGTTTACGATAACGGTAACCGAGTAATTAGTACTAGTTCTGGGTCTGGTAACTTGTTAATTTCTGGCACTGGTGTTACATTACCAACGCACGGACCGGGTACAACTACAGTTGGTAGCAATGTAGCTATTCCGGTAATTACTACAGATATATACGGTCGTATTACATCATTGACTTCATCGTCTATTAGTACAACACTATCTACTGCTGGTAGCGGTGGCTCGTCTGGTACTGTAGCGTTAGCATCACAGAGTCTAAATTTTAGTAGCACAACAACCGGGTTAACTGCTACTGCCTCGGGTGCTGGCATTGTATTAAACATTGACAACCCCACGTTCCAAACTGTAACAACTGGTAATATTTTACCTAGTGCAAACAATGTATCAAACATTGGGTCTGCTTCTAGTCGTTACGATACTGTGTTTGCTAAAGCAACAAGTGCAACATACGCCGACTTGGCAGAGAAGTATGTAACTGATCAAGAGTATCCAGTTGGCACAGTTATTAGCATCGGCGGAGAAGCTGAAGCAACTGCAAGCGTGTGGGGCGACAAGCCAATTGGTGTTGTTAGCCAATTTCCTGCTTACCTAATGAATGAGGCTGCTCCAGGTCAGGCAATTGCACTAAAAGGCCGTGTTCCGGTCCGTATAGTCGGTGCTGTTAAAAAAGGACAGCGACTAGTAGCATCGTTGGTCCCGGGGTGCGGATCTGCTGGTGTTCCACACTCAAATGATGTGTTTGGTATTGCACTTGAATCTAGCGATAATGTAGAAGAAAAATTAATCGAGGCGGTAATTTTATAATATGGCTCAAGACCTATTGAAATGGGTTACACCCACTGGTAGCTTAGGTAAAACCCCAATTGGGGTTAATATCAACTTGAAAATTCAAATGTACGATGTGAGTGCTCCGAGTACCCGTTGTACGTATTCGGTTATCTATGGCAGCTTACCACCAGGTGTTACATTGTCGTCCGACGGAACACTTTCAGGGATAGCCGAATATTCACCATCCCAGGCAGAAGGCAATGTAACTTATAATTTTATTATAAGGGGAGTTGCTAATGATGGCGACGACGGTAGTCTTGATGGTAACTTTAGTTTAACTGTTACTAACATTGCGAGATCTCAATTATCATGGATAACAAAAGCAGGTAATCTCGGAACTATTCCTAGTAACGAATATTACGAGTTGCGTCTTGAGGCGTCCGACGTTGCTGGGCGTCCTGTTACGTATAAAGTAATCTCGGGCAATATTCCTAGCGGTATGCAATTACTAAGCTCTGGAATTCTTAAAGGAGTTCCAACAATTTTAACTGCGACCACTGAGTCAACGCTCAGTTACAGATTTACCCTAAGAGCCAGTAATAACAATGGTCAAATTGTTGACCGTGCATTTTCTGTTAGCGTAACTAATTCGTATGGTCCAGTAATCCAGCCAAGTAGTGCATCCGCAACAGTATCAAAATTCTTAGGTTATATATTTGATGGTGACTTGTTTGAACAACAATTATATGTTATTGAGCCTAATCCAGAAGCTGTAATTGAATGGTCAGTAGTTAATCCGGAACAAAATCCTCTGCCCCCGGGGGTTACATTATCAAGCACCGGATTGTTGTCTGGGTATATTCGCCCGATTGCTTTATCTGGGGCATACGGCCCAGCTGGTTACGACGGCGAAGAAATTGACCAGGCCAGTGGTGCAATAGTACAAGACCAAGAATATGATTATGGTCCGTATGATTTCAATGGCATAAGCCAAGATGTAACTTACTCTTTTACTATAAGAGCGTTTGACGGAGCTAATTACGACATCCAGACTTATACATTAAGTGTATTAAGTCGTGCAGGAACTACTGCTGATGCTACTATTAGCACCAATAATACATTCATCACTGTTGACTCTGGAAAATATTATGTCCCACAGTTGATTGATGAGTCAACAACTCTTCCAATTGGACGTCAAGACAGCTACTATGCCTATAAGTTTAAAGGATACGATCCGCAAGGATTTGATCTAACATACAGTCTTGTTAATCAAGCTGGTACATTTGATGCTAGGGTCCCTGGCGTTGATAACGGATTTGACTATGGTGGTGATAACGTATTCCACTTGTCTGGTGTAGGATTTGATAGTGTAGGTTTAATTGGTGAAACTCCATCAAACTTACCAGGCTTATTACTCGATGCATCATCGGGATGGTTATATGGCAAACTAGATCCACAACTCGATGCTGTGTCAGAATTTACATTCACACTAGAATGTAGCAAAACAATTCCTGCAACAGAATTTACTGATTCCGTTACTATCACAAGTAAGCCGGTGGTATTCACATTAATAGTATTAGGTGACGTTAATAACAATATTAATTGGACCTCTCCGTCAAATCTTGGCACTATATACGGGGGTACTGTTAGCGAACTTAAGGTTGAGGCTGTAAGCACAGAAGGAAAGCCGCTGGTTTATTCGCTATTAGATAAACCGGGATATCCATGTAGATTACCACAAGGTTTACAGTTACTACCATCGGGAGAAATAAGTGGACGTGTTAGTTTTGAAGCATTTGCCTTAGATAACTACACAACTACATTTGACGGTGCTGAATTAACTGTTGATAGAACATATAATTTCTATGTATTGGTACAAACCGAAGACGGGACAATTTCTAATACAAAAGAATTTATCTTAACACTAGGAGTTGCTAACAACGAGCCGTATACTAATCTATACTTAAAAGCACTACCATCATATGACCAGCGCAAGTTGTTTGCTAGTGTTGTTGAAAATACAGAAATCTTCGATCCAAATTTGATTTATAGACCTACCGATCCATATTATGGAGTTGCATCCGACATACAAATGTTGTTTGCATCGGGCATTAAAACTCAAGAGCTCGATGATTTAGAATTAGCTATCGCAAATAACCACTGGACAAAATCTTATCAATTTGGAGATATTAAAACCGCTACAGTATTGGATTCAACATATAAAACCAAATACGAAGTGGTGTACATTGATATCATTGACCCGCAAGAAAATGCCAATGGTAAAGGGCCCGGCACCACATTAGATTTAACTCATGTAATTAGTAATCCGTATATCAGCAAAGACGGCACGCAACATAAGATCTTATACCCAAACACATCTTCTAATATGTTACAGCAACTAGAAGACAATATTGGTTACCAGGATCAAAGTTCGTTACCTGCGTGGATGACTAGTAACCAACCGGGTACAGGCGGTGCGGCATTTAACCCACCAATCGGTTACACAAAAGCTGTTGTATTGGCGTATACCAAGCCCGGTGCTTCAAAGTTAATTGCTTACAGATTACAAAACTCGGGTATTAACTTCAACAATATACAATTTACAGTTGATCGCTATGCAGTAGATGATTACTATAGCACAAACTTTGATAAAGTTAACCGAGAATTCTTTAAAGGACGCGAGACAACATTTGACCGATTACCAAAATCGGGTGGGGACATTGTTGCACAGGTAACATACGGAATATGGGGAGTGCCATTTGATCAAATTAATGGCAGACCAGTTGATTATATTAACTCATATGGAGGTCTCGATGGAACAAAAACGTTCCAGCCCGGCGATACATTAATATTTGTGCAACAAGAAAAATATTCTATTGTAGAACCATATGATGGTTGGGGAACGTATGCCGATGCATGGATCGGAGACAACATCTTAACAACACCGATCGAAGGTTACGGATCAGAGCCGTACGATTATTATGCCATTATCCCTGGCTTCTTAGAAAAAGCACAAGGTATTGCTACGCAAAACCAACGCGGTGGCGTTTGGCGAATTGATATTATTAACAACGTTGTAAATTTATCGTTCGTCAAAGAAATCGAGCTAAACCAACGTGTGCGTATATTGCGAGGTGGTACATATGGTGGCGCAGTTATGTACTATACCCCCATTGTTCCCGAAGGACAGAGTGTACCTTATTATGTAGTTTACCAAGTTGCGCCACCCGCAGTCGATCCTAAAACAACATTCAATGGTGGAACTACTCGTTTCTTCTCGTTCAAAGATACATATTACGAGCCAGGAACACAAGATAAATATCTTAAGTTCCCACAAGACGGAGTATTTAAATAATGGCATCGAACATTAATCCAACAAACATTGACATTTTGTATCCTATTGCAGGACAAGATAATGACACACAAGGTTTTAGAACCAATTTTGCAAACATTCTAGGAAATTTTGCCACTGCTAAAGCAGAAATCACTGCATTGCAAGAAGTTGTAGCAACCGTTCCACATATAGCACAAAGCGTACCTGCAAGTGCTACTGCTATCGGCACAACCGGGCAAATATACTGGGATGAAGATTATTTGTATGTTTGCGTGTCTACAAACAATTGGGTCAGAGCCGCTCTATCAGCGTGGTAAATACATAATAGCTTAGGATAAACTAAATGGCATCACAAATTCAACCATATAATATTGACGGCACATACCCTGTTGCCGGTCAAGATAACTCTAGTCAAGGATTCCGTGACAATTTCACAAACATAAAGAATAACTTTATCTTTGCACAAAATGAAATTAACGACTTACAAAGTAAGGTTCTTGTAACTAGCGCATTAAATGGACAAACAATCAGCAACAATATGGCTGGCGCACCTATCACAGCACCGCAGTTAAAAGCGTGGACGCAAGCAATTTACGACCAAGGTGTAGTTAGTACTGTTGCAACACTAGATTTCACACAAGGTAACTTCCAAAAGATCACAACAGGCGGCCCTATTAGCGTTAGCTTTAGTAACTGGCCTGCAAGTAGTGGCGCTTCTGCTGTCGGTTATGGTGCGTTACGTGTATGGTTTGTGGTAGGTGATGTAGCTCATACTATTCGATTACCAAGTTCTGTTAGCATTGGAGTGAACGACATTGCTGGCTATAACGCAGATACCCAAGAAATTACATTTGACCAACCAGGTAACTATGTTTTTGAATTTAGTTCAATTGATGGCGGTCAACATTATTTAATTTTTGACTTGGCACGTGCCAAGGCTAGTTTCCGAGATCCGCGATTCTTCTATAACCCAGAAGTTAACTCTGCATTCCTAATTGGATTCGGTGATGCGTTCCAAACTGCATTACTATTCGAGCAGGGACAAGATACAGTTGCGTCATTGGGTAGTTATAATGCAGTTTCTGTTGGTGACTTAACACAAGCAAATATATCTAGCCCACAAATCGACACCAGCCCACTAGGTGGGTATAGTGTAACTTCGGCTCGTGGCAATTTAACCATTGGTCAAGTTATATCAACGCACGGTGGCGACATGTTAGGCTACTACAATGCCGCACATTACACCGGTTATGGCACTGGTAACACATTCCAACAAAGCGCAAGTATTACCTTCTTCTCGTCGGGAACAGATCGTGTAAATGGTCTAGGTGGTAATATTGGATTCTTTACTACTAGAGAAGGCGAAGGTACTGCAAACTATGCCGAACAATCTTTGTATCAGGCAATGAGCATTAACAATGACCAGACTGTTCAAGTCATGGGCACGTTACAAACAGATGGTGGTATTGTTGACAACGGTGCAATAGTAACTAGTTTAGCAACAACTAATCCACCAGCATTTACTGCTAATGCAAGCATCAGTACTTTGGTTATTGATAGTATCAATTCAGCTACTATTAATGCCGCAACTATTATTCTTCCAACAGATCCAGTTGACAAATCAACGTTGACGATCGCCACAGTTGCTCCGATTACTACATGTAACGTTTGGGCACCATCAATGGAGAATGTTAAGTACGTTCCGTCTAACACATTTGCATCTGGTAACGTTTCTATTAAGTTAATTTATAATTCTGGTAGTGCCACTTGGTATAACTTACGTTAAACTACCAAAAAGTTTGACTCCTGTGTTACATTAGTCTATAATGACGTGTAACCAGGAGTTTTTCTATATGCAAATCGATTTAAACAAATATACCAAATTCGTTGATGCTGTAACTAGCAACGAATCAAATAACTATGACCACTTGCACCGACGCATTAGCGAATTACGAGAACAAACCAGCCCAACACTTAACCCGAGCCTGTTGTTAACTGCGGCAATTGGGTTAGCCGCAGAAGGTGGCGAGTTCGCCGAAATCCCAAAGAAGATTTTCTTCCAAGGCAAACCATTTAACGAAGATGCACGTTTCCATATGAAGCGTGAGCTAGGCGATATTATGTGGTACTGGGTTAATGCTTGTCGTGCTCTGGACTTAGATCCAAACGATGTTATCCAAGAAAATGTAAATAAGTTAGAGAGCCGCTATCCAGGTGGGCATTTTGATGCACACTATAGCGAAAATCGAAAGACCGGAGATCTGTAAAATGGCATACGTGCCCGTGTCTATTCCATACCCAATTCGGGACGAAAAAGATCCAGTTGCTATCTTTGCACGAAAATACGAAGTGCTAGAAGTAACTACCGAACGTCGACCAGATAGATATGGTTATGGTTATAGTTACCAAGACACGTACCTTAGCCCATATGATAATAACGTAAACATTAAAATGTCAGTGCGTTCATTTATGGATATGGCTAAGAATGATGCAATGGCAGATCACGATTATGACCGTAAGCGTTTCGAACAGTATATGCGTAGCAAGCATGAGATAATTCAAGATGCTTACGAAAAATATCAAATGCTATTAGCATTAATGGAGAAATGATGCGTAAATTATTTTTAATCAGTTTGCTGGTTTCGTCTAGTGCATTCGCACAACATCACCACCACGGCCATTGGAGGCCGCACCACAGCGGCGGGTGGGGTTGGGTAGTCCCTGCTGTAGTTGGTGGTGTGGTTGTTTATGAAATTACCAAGCCGCATGTTGTAGTCCAACAACCTCCGGTAGTAGTTCAGCAACCTCCGGTAGTAGTTCAGCAACAAAATTGTAGTCCGTGGACCGAAATTCGTAATCCAGATGGTAGTGTAACTGTCACAAGGACTTGTCAATAATGCATCCTCTAACACCAGACTTATCTAAACTAACAATAGAAGAGTTATACGAAAAAAATAATGAGCTTTTGAAGCGCATGGCTATGGCATATCGTTGGGGTAACCCAGACATGGTGGGGCAATTACAACTATTGCAAGAAGACTACCAAACCGAAATACAAGTTCGTAACCAAAAAGCATTAGAAGATTTGCAAAAGAATTCAAAGCAATTTAAAAACATTATTGATATTCAATGAATTACGATCAATACGGTCAATGCTGGTCTACTCCTGAGGAGCTATTTGAATTGCTATACCAGGACCCCACTCTTAACTTAGGAAACTTTCACGTTAAGATTGGTGGAGAGAAATCATCAAAAGATTTATTACAGTATCAAGATGCAATTAAGGATTTGTTTGTAAATTTTGATTGCCCTAAAGCAATTAGAGAAATACATGTACCGGTAGAAGAATTTGATAATGCTCAACAAAGTAATTGGTATATGCCCAATGAGTACAAAAATCTAGATATTGCACAGTATATCTTAGATCAATGTAAGTCCGACGCAGAGCTACAACGTGTTGGCCAAGAGTTATTATTATATCAAGAACGTAACTTATTTGATTTGTTACGTTATTTGAAATATTTTGTAGACACCATGCGAAAGAATAATGTAGTATGGGGTTTAGGTAGGGGGTCTAGTGTAGCAAGTTTTGTATTATATCTATTAGGTGTACACAAAATCAATTCGTTATATTACGACTTGCCCATTGAGGAATTTTTAAAATAAAATACCCAGTCAATAAATATCTGTCTAAGGAGAACAGTGATGTCAAGAGTTTATAAAACAGCAAGAGGCAAGATGGTCGATATGGATAAAGTTAAATTATCCAACGAGCAAGTTATTGCTGTAGGTAATATGAAAATCAATGCCCGAGGTGATAAACTCGGAGCAAATGGTCAAATTGAAATGAGCAAAAATCAAATCATGGATCAAGTATTTGCAGTCGATGAAGGATATAGTCCAAACGATCCATCTAATTTTAATAAGTTAAAGGCAAATATGGACGCAAGTAAAGCAAAAGAATTACATGACTTAGCAAATAATCTAGTTAAGCCAACTACTGTACAAGAAGAAATTGTATCAGAGTCTGCTACCGAAGGGTTCACACCAACGACCCGCGGAAGTTTAGCTAGCTCGGTTGCTAAACAAGTTTCGGTAGTACAACAGCCCGAGCCATCACCAACTGAAGTACGCAAAGCAAAAGGACCTCAGAGAATTTAATATGTTTGAACCAATCAAAATTACAGAACTTACTGCATTAAAAGATCATGTTTTAGTTTCTGACATGAACTTTAAGGAACGTGTATTAAGTAGTGGAATTCAATTACTAAGCGACGACGGGCGAGGTGCTGGTATCCGTCCACGTTGGGGCCGTGTTTATGCGATTGGCCCAACACAAAAAGAAATTAAAATTGGACAATGGGTTTTGGTTGCACATGGGCGATGGACTCGAGGCGTTACACTTGAGGATCCAAACGGCGAAGTAACTATTCGGCGCATTGATCCCAACGATGTATTGTTGGTGTCAGATGAAGAGCCCAACGGTGACGATACATTAAGCAACGCAGTTGAAATCGACGCAAAAAATCGTTGGTAATGAGGAACCTAAAATTAGTGGATGCAGTTATCCAACTGCATGAAATTGCACGCCTTGTGGCTGAAGAATCAGACAATAATGGGCTAAGTCAAGATATCCGAAACATTGCAGATCGGTTACATTTGTACTCGATCGATGATGACAAAGCAAGTACAATAGCACAATCAATTATTAAACAGGTTAAAGAATGAAAGAACTCTGGACTGAAAAATACAGACCCAAGACTATTGCCGACTATGTGTTTACAGATGGAAATCAACGTACACAAGTTGAGCACTGGATCAAAGAAGGCGCTATCCCGCATATTTTGTTAAGTGGTAGTCCGGGCACAGGCAAGACTACTCTTGCCAAAGTTCTTATTAATGAACTTGGCATCGAGGATTACGATGTGTTACAAATTAACGCAAGTCGCGACAACGGCGTTGACTTTATTAAAAAATCTGTAGAAGGTTTTGCACAAACAATGCCTTTTGGCAAATTTAAGGTTGTGCTTATGGACGAGGCAGATTATTTGAGTCCACCGGCTCAAGGTATTATGCGTGGTTTGCTCGAAACATACGCAAGTCAATGTCGCTTCATCTTTACTTGTAACATGCCACATAAGATTATGGATGCTCTACATAGTCGTTGTCAGAGTTTTCACATTGATAAAAGTGATGTAACAGAATTCACTGCTCGTGCCGCTACTGTATTAGTTACCGAAGGCGTGGACTTTGACCTTGATACACTAGATAGTTATGTTAAGGCAACTTATCCAGACTTGCGTAAATGTTTGAACTTATTGCAAGCAAATACAACAACTGGCGCACTAACTAAGCCAAGTGAAAACGACCGAGGCGTTAAGGATTGGAAACTTGATGCTGTTGAAATGTTTAAGTCGGGTCGTATACGTGATGCACGTAGCGTAATTTGCAACCAGGCCGCAGTAGAAGACATTAACGAAATGTTCCGTTGGATGTATGACAATCTTGAGCTATGGAGTAAAACTCCCGAAGGACAAGATGAGGCAATTCTTGCAATTCGCAAAGGTCTAGTCAACCACAGTATGGTATCGGACCCAGAAATCAATTTATCAGCAACACTAGTAGAACTTACACAGATTGGAAATTAAATGTCAACTAAAATTAAAGACTTACACCTCATTGCTTTTTACGTTGGCAAACCACGTAATCCACGTATGACCCACATCAAGGGTTACATGACTGATCCCAATAACATTCAGTACGACGAACGTGTTGAGTTTACCCGAGGACTTAGTAGCAAAGATCAACAGTACGCCGGTGTTATTTTAAACTTGGCTAAGAAATCTGTTGTATCAAATCGTTTTAATCACGAACAAAAAGATTTTGATAGTTTGTTTAAATACTTCCTTGAAGCATATCCACAATATGTTGCCCAAGCAATGGCTGAACTTGATTTGGAATATTTAAAACAGTTTATTCCCGAAGAAGAAAAGACGGATGAAACGGTTCAAGCAGAGTGATGCCGGAGAACGGGGTTGGTTTGTTGGTCCATTTGAGAGGGCTATTTTTAAAACCAACCTATTTGAAGTAGCACACGGTTTTAACAAAGCCGGCGACATTAGCCCTGCACACTTTCACAAAGTTGCAACAGAAATTAATCTGATTACAAGTGGGTGTGCTCAAGTCAATGGCGAACTATTCAGAGCAGGGGAAGGTTTTATTATGGAACCCGGTGATCCTTGTGAATGTGTTTACATCGAAGACACTACCACTCTTGTAGTTAAGGTCCCGGGCGTGTTAGGGGATAAATATCTATTATGAGCTTACATGATATGTACAAGGTAAAGAAGAAGCGTCCGGTTGATCCGAATGCTCCTCCTCGCCCTAACCTAATGTCCCATGACAAAACCATTCGAGAAACTAATGCAAAGTTAGCCGAAATGGAACGTACAATCCACTTTTTGCGCCAAAGAGTTGAAGATTTAGAGCGTAAAAACACTAATCAAACCGCGTATTTAAACGCACTACACACAGCCGTATCGAGACGCCGCACTTGACCTAAAAAGGCATCTGTGCTATACTATGGGTATAGTAACAAAACAGGTGCCCAATGGCTAAATTCCAAAAAGTTAAAGTAAGCACAGAAACCGCCCTTGTTGCGGCTGTTTTGGCATATAAGCAAAATGGTAATACTATAGTACGCGATAATGCGGGCGGAAAATCTGATAATAAGCAACTTATTAACGAATATATTACCCGTGGCGAAAAACCCACAGAAGATGAAATAAAAGAAGCCCAAGCAGTAAAAGACTCACTGTTTCAGCGTATAATGCTTAATGAGCTAAAAGGGACAAAGAATAACGAATTCCTGCTTACAATTATTAATCTGCTTAAATCGGATACGATTTATAATACCCAATATGGGCTCATTGCATGGGCACCGAAATTAAATTCGGATATTGCAAAACAAGACGACCAAAGGTCAGAAATGTTAGCAATGGGTGCAGGTAGCAAATATGTTGGGCAAATAGGAAAGCGTATAAACTTAAACATTGAAATTCTAACTTGCAGGTATCTGTTGCAGTACAATTCCTTTGTTCATCAAGCTATCACAGATGATGGTAACTTGATTACTTTTTTCAATAAAAGCAAAATCCCTAGCGGGAAGATTCAAGCAAGAGTCAAAGCACATCGCCCGGACTTTCGTCTTAGCAATGCATCTGTAACCACTGTAAATTACGTTAAGGAGATTAAAAATGGGTCTTGATCAATACGCATACGTTGCCGCAAAAGCACGTCAACGTGATGAATTTTTCGAAGGGTCCGAGTTTAACAGAGAAACCGGTAACTTCGAAAACCCTAATGTAGATGAGCCACGAGAAATTGCTTACTGGCGCAAGCACCCTAACCTGCAAGGTTGGATGGAAAAACTTGCTGAATCAAAAGGACTCGAATACGATACATTCAATGGTGTTGAACTTGAGCTTACACTAGAAGACCTTAATAAACTTGAAGACGACATTAAGTATGGCGAGATGGCTAAACTAGGAACCACAGGTTTCTTCTTTGGTAATCCAGCCGATGATCATTACAAACAAGACGACCTTGCATTTATTCGTAATGCCAAGGCAGAACTGTTTTGTGGCTTAAAAGTGTTTTACAACTCTAGCTGGTAACTAATATGTTTGACTACCACGAAGCTATTAAAGAAATGCACAAAGGCAATGTTGTCAAATACGTTGGTACAGTTAATGGTAATGTAATGACAGACAAGGGCTGGAGTTTTTGTATGCAACGCGGTGCCATCTTTGTTTTTAAAGACAGCAAGGTTATTCCAAAGTCTTGTGGTAACATGATTTACGACCCAGACTTTCGTTATGAGTTAACTGGAGAAACTGTAGACCCTAGAGGTTGGCCTAATAAGCCTAAGAAATACCCAGAAATTCGTCCTTTGGATAAAGAGGACCGTAAAGCAATTAAATCTGCGTTAGGGTATAGCCGTATAGGATTGGGAAATGTATGAACTACCATTGGATTGGACATTGCAAAGAAGGTACCTCAGATAAAATCTGGGGTATGATTTGTCTCAACGGTGACAACCACGAGGCCGCAAACAACCCGTGGAAAGATTACAAGTACGTTGCCTTTTGGGGGCGTCGCGGTAAAGCATTGCAAACTAAAATCCACGAGAATCTTACACATTACGAAGCAAACAAGTTATGTGACAAGAAAGAGGATAAGGGCTACAAGACTATCAATACTATGCGGTTAGAGGAAGTGTATCCCGAGTTCGAAAACGATTTGCAAGCAACAACTGTATGGGCATTGTTAAGCGTATGAACGAAGATCTTTATCAAGACATTGTTGCACCACTGCATCTTCCGTGCGGTGGAACCGCTTATTGGGACGAAAGTTCGGGCATTAGCCATCGTTGCGCCACTTGCATGGCAGTAGTTGGTAGCATTGGCATGCCGCCCGGGTGCAAAGATGAAATGGACAAGTACCAAAAGGTACTGCCTGCACTAGGTAGTAAAATTAAGTGGGACTATGAACTAGGATGTGAAAAATGATTCCACATACGCCCACTGAACGTCTTATGCTACTCGAAGAAATTGAGCGTGGCGACAAGGTTGTAATTCCAACAAGTATCGAACATGCTAAGTTTATGATTGTAGTAGCACAAAGTTATATTGATGCACAACATCAAGCGACTATCAATTTGTTGCAGAAGGAATATAAATGAATACAATGTTTCGGCCAATGGAAATGAACAAGGTCTCAACTATTCGGTTGCGCCGCAAAGGTTATGGTAATGAGTGGATTAATTATAACTTTGTTAATCGTGTTAGATGGTATCCGGCGGGCTGGCAATATAACCAGCGGGTGATTGGCAATATGCACAGCCGTTTACATTATTTGGCTTGTCATGCGCCGGTGCCTATTCAGAAGAAGTGGCGCAAGACTTACGCAGTCTTTATGGCAAAACATTTTGGTGATGCTGGCCGTGCAAGTATGCGTTATCTAAACAAATGGTCATGCCACAGCTGGATGTAATATGGGATATAAAAGACAGTACATCTGGAGAGTAGAGGATGGCCAAAGTGTGGCGGGCAGTGGGCACGAACCTGCAGACATTCTCTGCGAACTCTACGGCGATAGTGGTATGCGAACACGGGTCATGGATAAAGATGATCTAAAAGGTATGGCACCGTGGTACTTGTGCAGTTTACTCAATGAAGTATACAAAGCCGGCCGTGAGGATTCTATGGCAGATTTAAGAACTATGTTGGGTATTAAATGAATGTAGATCACGAAAACACAGCACGAGCATTAAGAGATCAACCGTTGTTTGCAACCAGACAATGGTGGTGTCGCTTTGGCATTCATACTTGGTTACATTGGAGTGATCCAGTAAAAGTTCGCCGAGGTGCTTACGATTATGTAGAGCAATATCGCAAGTGTGGTTGCTGTGGTCATGCACAGCGCAGACAATTAAGCAAGGACTAATATGGCTAACTACGCAGAATATTTTGAACGTATTGCATACAAACCAAAGTACCAAATTGGTGACCGTGTATTTGGGCACCACGGAAAGATTCCTTTTGTTGGAAGTGTGGGCAACGACCGTTTAATTTCCGAAGTTGTTGGTCCAGAAGTTACTGTGCATTTGGACTTACCGATGATGACAAAAGATGGAATTCGTCGTATACTTGTTGTTAAACATAAAGATATTAAACTATATGTCTAACTTAACTTATTACAAGATCCGCAAAAAAGACAATCCAGAACTGTTCCGTAAAGCTGATGGCACATGGAATAAGTCCGGCAAAGTATACGATACACTAGGCAAACTTCGTTCATTAATCACAAGTAAGATGAATAGCCATTATGATAGTATCCGAGATCAGATTCACGATTGGGAATTTGTTGAATACGAAGTTACTGTTAAAGAAGTTAAAGATTTGTTTGCCATTGTTGACAAAAAGAAAGTATGGGAGTTATTGCAAAAATGAATTTCTTACATTGGCTAGTGAAAAGAATGAACAAGTATCTGTTTAACAATTGGCGATGGATTGAAAAATATCGAGAGTTGATTCTTCATGAAAAACCACTTTCTATATTCCTCACTATGTTGTGTGGAATTTTTTGGTTTTTGATTTGTGCTCTTTTTGTAATATGGTTAGTTGATGACCGCCAAGTTGGGGCGAAAATCATGCAAGGAACAATTCTCTGCGTTCCGATGTTTTATATCTACAATTGGATTGCCGCGTTGTATGAAATTTACAATACTGAGCGTATGGCAGTCTGGGACAAATTAAAGGACCATGTATGAAAGACTCTGTTATTTTAGTCGATGCAGATGGCGTACTTCTTAATTGGGAATATGCATTTGCAGTTTGGATGGAAACACATGGGTTTAAGAAAGTGCCCGGCGGTGATTTAAACTATGATATTGGTAAACGCTACGGAATTGATAAAGACCAAGGCAAAAAGTTAATTAAGATGTTTAACGAAAGTGCCGCAATTGGTTTCTTGCCCCCGTTGCGTGATGCTATGTATTACGTTAAACGACTGCATGAGGAATTCGGATATGTGTTTCATTGTATCACTAGTCTGAGCTTAGATCCTTCTGCACAAAAATTACGTGAAATGAACTTAGCTAAACTGTTCGGCGATACTGTATTTGAAAAAGTTATTTGTCTGGACACTGGTGCGGACAAAGATGATGCTTTAGTGCATTATAAAGACACAGGATGCTGGTGGATTGAGGACAAGTATAAAAATGCTGAACTAGGACATACACTTGGCCTCAATAGCCTGATAATGGAACATGGGCACAATATGCATTACTATCATGCCCATATTCCTATTGTAAAAAATTGGAAAGAAGTTTTCGAAAAGATTACTGATCAAACCTCCCCATAAATCTTTAGTACTTCCACAACAGCGGCGTGGCGATGAATATCTTTGCCTGCAAACTCTACTCCGGCTACAAATTTACATTTCTCATATTGAGAGACAAGACGTTTAAAGTCCAGTAGTCCGTTATTATTTTCCTTGCGGTCCGCTTGTTGGGTGTCCCCAGTTACTACCATTTTGCTATTATCACCGAGGCGGGTCAACAACATCTTCATCTGACTTGGGGTTGCATTTTGCATTTCGTCAGCTATTACCCATGAGTTTTTAAAAGTCCGCCCTCTCATAAATGCTAGTGGAGAGACCTCTATGACTTGTTCGTCTAGCATTTTTGTGATTTCGCTTTGCCTGTAGTATTCAGCAAATACGTCTAAAATAGGTCGTGTCCATGGCGCCATCTTTTGATTTATATCGCCAGGTAGGAAGCCATGCTGTTCGTCGTCCACGCCAACGGCGGGCCGTGTGATCACTATTTTTTTACAATCTCCTTGTTGGTATGCTTTGATTGCCGCCATTACTGCAAGCATGGTCTTTCCAGTACCAGCCGGGCCTGTGGCAAATATAATTAGCTTGTTTGGATCTGATAAAAGATCAATGTACGTTTCTTGATTAAGGCTTTTGGGAATTAAGTCAACTGGCTTTCTGTGATATTTGTGAAAGTCCTCTGTTACTAGTTTTAGCTCTGGTGCTGTAGTATATCGCTTTTGTTTTTGAACTGGGTGAAATTGTTGCGTTTCCGCGACTCGATTCTTACGCTTAGACAAGTGGTCCTCCTTAAGGTCTAATTCTGTGAACTTGCCATATTCCATGATAGCTTGCGAACTATTTTAAGTTCACGCAAATATTTAAGAATAGACCCGCTGAGGATTTAACTGGGTTTATAACTTTCTACAAACATCATAAGTATTAAGCTAACTTGGAATACACAAAGTATAACCTATCGTTAGCATCTTTCTTAAACGTTTCTAGTTTAAGATTGTATTTGTCCCCAAACTCTTTTACAACTTCAAACGACCACGGGAAGATATCTACATAAGGTCCTGTCTTATGAGTAATACCCGGATTAGCTCGCAGATAAAATTTTCCGCCTGTGTCTAGTAATTCTACACATTTAGCAAAGCGTGATTCTATTTCGTCTTTACTGTTAAAGTTAATGGATCCCAGGGCAATAATGACATCATGTTCACCAACATAGTCGAGTATGTCAACCATGTAGTCAGCGCAATTATTGTAAGGGTCGATTCCCACAATATTTGTAATGCGGCCTTTAAAGGGGTGGTATCCACATCCGACATCGAGTACACTTCGCGGGTTAAGTTTGTTAACTTCGTCAGCAAGTTCCCAGCCAGTGTAATCATAGTCTCCTGTTCTTGGCTTCCAAATCTCGCCAAAGAAACGGTTGATATATCTTTCGCTAAGGTCATGTGTAATATCCTTTAATGTTCCAACATAGTCACAGGGTAGACTTAGTTCTGCTTCTACTGCATCTTTAAACTTGCGATATCTTGCAGGCGTCCAGGGTAGTTTATCCACTACAGTATGTTCGTCTATTACTATGTTTGAGTACTTGGGCAAATTAAATGCTTCTTGTAATTTTTTTGTTAAGAGCGCAAAAATTTTAGTGTTCATAGAAAAAATGTCCTATTTGATAAATAATTTTATGGTTAGCAAAAAAAATTGCTATATACATTAGTTATCTAATATCTGACATTAGATTTTAAAAATCAATGAAACCAATTACGTTTACTCAATTTCCATTGGAAGAAAAAACTAGCTGTGGCTTACCTATTCCGCACGAACAATGGTTTCGGGCACAGTTTCGATACTTTGCCGAAGACTGCAAACTTGGTCGGGAAAAGAACATTGAAGATTTTATCTTAAACAATGCGAGATGTGTCCATTTCTTCAAAGACAATCCAGTATTTGAATCGTTCTTAACCAGTCATCCCGAAATTAAAGTAGTACCAATTGAACAAGCAGAATTATTAGTAATCACACATCAAGGATTTAGCAGACTAGATACCAAAGTTATTATTAGTAACCTAACTGAGTTACTAAAGCAGGTTCCAAAAATCTATTTGTGTCTAAACAAACATTATCTTAACTACAATGATGCTACAGTACTTGACGATACCCTGCCTGATGATTACAACTATGCAATCACCTATTGGTTACAAAAAGAGTTGCCCGAAGCAATAGTGAACAATGTATCAATTAATTTTGATGAAACAGGATCAGACTTTACTTGGGTTGTCCCGCCTTGCGAGATTGTAATATGCAGAAGATAATCAATAATTATGTAGATGCAACGTTTGTTGACACTTGGCGCAATCGATACATGCGTTATCGTGCAGGTCATCCTAAGCATCGATATTACTTAAATAATCGCAAACAACCTATTGCCAAATTGGATCTGTGGGACGAATACATATTAAAGAATTTGCAACCAGGCAAAACGATTGCGTGGGACGCCAGCGGATACTACTTACAAGACTTTGTGCAAGATTTAGTTGTAGTTGAAAAGTATCCTATTGTCCTAGATTGGGCACCGGACTGCATTATCGATACTGATGTTAGTGCAATGCTAAAACTAAAAGGTTCAGCCGATAACTTAATTTTTGTTAACATCAACGAATTGCGTTGGAAAGATATTAACTACTGGACTACCTGGTGGATACAAAAAGCAATTTACTTAAAACCTAATTCACAAATATTTTTTAGTTTTAGAGAAAACAGATTATTACGCAATCGCCTTAAAGAAAGCCTGACAGGTATTATGTCTAGTTGGTTACCGGCAATGGAGCAACATGGGTTCTACGTTAAACATTACAGTTACGATCCCTGCCCAATTGATGCAACAGTACACGACCATAGACATGCTCCCGAGATTGTTGATACTGTAAACGGCAACTTAAAAATACACTGGGAGTACCATGGTTAACATTGTTTGCTTTATGGGCGGTACTGCTGGAGATTTAGTTACTGCATTATTAGATTCTCGCGGAGTTGTAATGGGGCCATTTAGTGCAGAAGTTCCTGCTCACAGAACACAATTAAAAAAGCCTCACATGTTTTACAATGACAGTCAGAAAGATTCAATGTTATCTTCAATTGATGGTGTAGTATCAAGTCATGATTATGATTATCATTTGCGCCGCGGGCATAAGATTATTATTGTTACTGTAACTGACATGGACTCAGCAATGTGGGCCGCTACAAGATTTAAAGACTTACACCGCAATCATGTATGGGCAGAGATGTCTGCTAAATGTGGCGCAGAAACTATCGAGCAGTATGCACAAATGTATCTTGATTTTAGTATATACGCAATTGAAAATCAAAATGCATTAACAATAAATTTAAACGATATACTCAACGGCAATTTACTTAATTGCTTGAGAGAACTTAACATTCCTGTGTCTGCTAACGCACAAGAATTATATAACATTTGGTTAAACAAGGAGACAAAATGAAAAAACTATTAGCCTTATTAGCATTGAGCATGAGCATGGTTGTCCATGCATGGGAGCCAACAAAACCTGTACAAGTATACATCGGCAATACGCCCGGTGCAGGAAACGAAATGGCATTTCGTAAACTAGCTGAAATTGTACAAAAGAAGAATCCGAACTTTGTGTATGTTGTTAACAATATTCCCGGAGCAGACTCTGTTATTGCTAATAACAAGTTCTTAGAAGCATCCAATGACGGGCACACTATTAACTTGCCTAGTCATATGTCTAGTTATGTTACCAATGATATTTGGGAAAAGAACTTAAAGAAGTATAACTACGATAGTTTTGTTGATGTACTAACAATGGGCAAGAGTCCATTGGTATTAGTTGCTAGTGTTAAGAGTGGCATTAACACCCCGCAAGAATTTATTAAGTATATCCAATCCGGTCGCACTATTAACGTTGCTATCGGCGGCGGAGCACATCGCACGGCATTTGAATACTTAATGGATAAAGGTAAAGGCAACAAGGACGCAGTTAAGAGCATCAAGTTCAATGGTCCTATGCCTGCCGTTCAGAGTGTAGCTAGTTACGATGGCAAGACCGGCACAGAGTTTGGTATTATGCCAATTGCAGTTGCTAAGGCGTTAATTGACGCAGGCAAAGTTAAACCAATTGGTTTCACGGGCACACGTAAAATGTCACAATTTCCTAACGTGCCATTATTGGCAACAGTTGCTCCGGGTATCAATGTATATGCCGCATGGAGCATTCAGTTGCCGCCGGGTACAGACAAAGAAATTGTTGCATGGTACCAAAAGGAATTTGCATCTGCTGTTCGTAGTGCAGAATACAAAGAGTATACAGATGCTAACGTTATTTTCTATGCCGATGATGAGTTAACACCAGCTGGCTTAAAGAAACATATGGATGAATTACGAACAGCATTTATTCCAGTACTAAGTAAAATTGACTTGTCGAAAGAATAAATGAAATATATTTTTGTAGCCGGTGCTCCAGGCAGTAAATGGAGCTCTGTGGTGAAGAATATTTACTACAGTCCAAGCATCGATCGCAGTGACTACAGCGAGGATAGATTGTACTATCACGATGCGTCAGGCGAAATGCAATTGATGCATCTTGGTGCATACTTTGATCCCGGTATGGAATTTAATATACCAGAGTATTTTAACAATATGCCTGCATATGATGCCAAAAGAATATTTGACCAACCCTTTAGCAATACAAACGAAAAAGTTAGAATTATAAAAAGTCATATATTTTGCTATATAGAAAACATCAAGTACTTACAACAAAATTTCCCCGAGTCGCCTATTGTATTAGTACACCGACCCGACGATTCTTGCTTGGGATGGTGGGTTAAATGTGGTCACTTTGATATTACATATCCAAAATATAATAGCTACTACAAAGATCTCAAGACCATGGCAGGTATCATTAAAAAACAAAATGAAGGAATTATGACTGCAATGGATACTATGAAGCCGCATCAGGTATATAATAATGCACGGCTAGCATTATTACTCGGGATAGATCCGCCACCAGCTGAGTATGCACAAAATTACACATCACAGGATATTACAGTAAAGGTACTATTATGAAGAGCAGTTGGGACACAACTAAAAAACTTAGCAATTATCATTTTGATCCCACTAAGTTTGACAGCGAAGTCGATGTCTTGCATTACCTAGGCAAATTAGATAACACCTGGGAAAAAGATTTAAAAAAGATCATTAAAGACAGCACACCCGCAACATGGGAAACACGCGGTTACAAAGGCGAAGGTGTGCCGCCACCGCGTGAGGATTTAATTGCAGAAGAATACGATATTGAGCGAGTAGGTGCAGATCCCAAGATGGTTATTACTAATCTTAATTGGAAAATCCCCAAGAGCTTACAAGCAGTATCAGATCAATTTGGACTCGATGATTGCATGAACAGAATACATGTCCAATGGCCTGGACAAATTTGGAATTTACATATAGATAAACTTTATAAATGGTGCCCAGAAGACCCAAGTAAGGTAATGCGTATTTTCATTGCACTAACAGACTGGCAACCCGGACAATTCTGGGAATACGGTAATTATCATTGGAACCAATGGCGTGCAGGTGATGTTACTACATTCGACTGGAGAAACATGCCACACTCAACTGCAAATGCTGGACACCATCCTCGAGTAACATTTCAGTTAACTGGTATTGTAACAGATAGAACTAAACATTTCCTTGAAGACTTGCAGTACAGCGTATGAAAACATTACTAATTGTAACTGGCCCACAAGGGTCAGGCAATCATCTGTGGAGTAAGATTCTTAGTGCAGATTCAAGCGTGTGGGGATGGAAAAACTTATTAACAACATACTGGATTCCGCACTCTGAAGAACCGTTTGCCCAAGCATGGGAAAATCCTAGCTTACTCAAAGATATTAATTTTGGTAACTATGCAATGACCAGCATCAGTTGCCCTTATGCTAAAGACGGAAAGGCCATTGACCCAAAATATGCAGAATTTATTAACGAAGCTAAAAATCTGGGTTACAACGTTAAAATTGCAATTATTGGACGAGATGCAAATGTACTACGACACCAACAAAAAAGAGTGCGTGGTGCAGTTAGCTATAACCGTTTTGAGTATCATTTGCCTTACTTGCAGTCTTTACATCCTACTTACTTGAGTACCGAGTTGTTGTACTTGTACAAGAAGGATTATATACGTAGTTTATCCATGCAATTACAGTTTCCTATTAATATAGAAGACGAGCAATTAGCAGAGATACTCGCACAAGACCCCAATGAAAAGTACTTCAAACCAGCAGACGAACAACCATTAGACAATTATGTTAGAACCGTAAGTGGGCTAAATAACATAAATGGGTAAGAAGCTATGCCAGCTAATATTAGAGATTTATTAAAAAATACAAAAGAAATATTCATGACAGATTCTGCTGTCAATACTTTGCTTGACTTCGAGCGTGTAATCGATGAATTAGATTTATACGTCTTCGAAAACTGGAAGCAAGGTGAACTTGTAGACGGCCCAAAGCATCAGAAATATTCTGTTACTTGCACATTTATGTGGCCTTACAAGAAAATGCCCGACCCCCGTGGTGCAAAGCGTTTAGCAGACTATGACTGCGATGTTAATTACATCGAGGACACATTCGAGCATCCTGTTAAAGTTAAAAGCCCTAATGATTTTAAACCAGGAACAAAAGTTCCTAAATTAGTGCAAAGTCCTGTGTGGCTAGTTGAGATTACTATGCCCAAGAAACTCATGACAGATATCCAGCAGGGTGCATTAGAACTAGAGTCGGGCACAATTGACTTAGGTGATGTCGATGATGCTTACCAAACCGGTGCCGATGACGAAACACTAGATCAGGATTTAAACCCAAATGTATAATTTATTCGAAGGCCTAGAGAAGAACGATTTAGCTAAATTAATTCATAACGAATTACATGTCGATGAATTTAAAAGCAAACTTGGCGACGACCGCGATGTTATTGTTTTAAGTTTTAAAGTTAATAGCAAGGATCCTGCGTACGACTTAGTTAGTTTCGTTGAAAAAGGTTACGAGTGGTGTATTGATGCAGATGTAAGTGCTGGCGAAATGGATGATGGCGATTATATTGTTTTCATTGAATTAGACCGAAATGAAAAGGCATTTGACCAAATCGAAGGCCTGCTTAAAGATTTAGAAAATTTAACGGGATTTACACCAGGCGACTGGAGATTGCGTTATTACAAAGCACACGACGAACGTCCATTTAGCATTGATGCATTAAAAGAGTTAGTACCTGCTACTCCAGAAGCATACGATGCAAAGTACGGGTCAAAAGAAGAATTAGATCAGTTAAAAACCGCTGCCGGTGTTGATGTTACTACTAAAGCACCGAAGAACGAATTTACAGAAAGTTTAAGAGCATTGGCGGGAATTATATAAATTTTTAGGAGCATTCAAAAATGTCAGGAGCATTCAAATTTGATTTCACATTAGATCAATTAAAACAAATAGTACCAGGTAATCCATACATTGATCACTGGTACGAAGCATTATGTGAAATTCTACCAGATTACGATATTGATACCCCACAACGTGTAGCGGCCTTCTTAGCACAATGCGCTCACGAGTCTGGTGGATTTAAGGCAATCAAAGAAAATCTTAATTATCGCCCAGAGACTTTACTTAAACTATTCAAGAAGTATTTTGATTTACCAACTGCACAACATTATTGTGCAATGCCGGATAAGCAAGCGGCTATCGCCAATCGCATTTATGCTAACCGTATGGGTAACGGCCCAGAGGAAAGCGGAGATGGATATCGCTACTGCGGTCGTGGCCTAATCCAATTGACCGGTAAAGACAACTACACACGTTACGCTCAGTCTACAGAACAAACTGTTGAAGAAGCAAGCGAACACTTAACAACATTCGAAGGTTGCGTACAATCAGCGGCTTGGTTCTGGGAAGCAAATAATCTAAACCAATACGCAGATAGCGGTGACATCTTAACAATGACTAAGCGCATCAACGGTGGCACTATCGGATTAGAAGATCGTATTAAACATTACAACCATGCATGCCACGTCCTAGGGGCATAAGATGTGGTTACTTAATTGGATTCCGGATAGCTTTTTACAGCATGTAGTTAACGCCATTTTGATAATTGGCGTTGTTAGCACTTTCTTTAGTTTCTTTGTTATCAATCGTTTATTACGTTGGTTCCCACCACTAGCGAGATGGGTTAATGTATTCCAGATATTAAGTGTAGCATTCTTATTGTCCGGTGTATACTTTACCGGAAGCTACCAGACCGAAAAAAGCTGGAGAACTAAAGTAGCAGATGCTCAAGCAAAAGCCGAGCAAGCCGAAGCTGAAGCTAAAAAAGCCAATGATGCTTTATCCAAGAAATCTAAGGAAAAAGTAAAAGTAATTCAAGGCAAAGAGCTTATTGTTAAACAATATATAGACCGGGAAGTTGTTAAGTACGATACAACATGTCCTGTGCCCTCCCCTGTAGTAAAAGCATTAAATGCTGGTGCTAAACAGGAGGAGTTAAAATGAAATATGTCGCTATTCTAATGGCAGTATTATTAACAGGATGCAGTACACCTGTTCCAATTATCGCTAAGTTCCCAGATGTTCCTGCAGACATGATGCAAAAATGTCCGCAATTAAAAACAATAGACGGGGAAACTACAACATTTAGTAAATTAACAGAAACTGTTAATGCTAACTATTCATTGTATTATCAATGTGCTAACAAGAATGACAGCTGGATTGAATGGTACAATACACAGAAAAAAATTTATGAGAGTGTAAAATGAAAAAGTTACTTCTTTTAATTCCATTCTTGCTACCCGGGTGTGCTTTGTATGATGCGTACTTTATGGCAAAGTTTGATGTCAATGAATACCAATACATTACCAGAATACGAACACAAGCAGAACTAGGTGCAGAAAAATGTGGCACCCCTGACGTAATTGAACACGTAAAATATATCCGTACTGTAGCACACGAATTTAAAAATTACGTTGAGAAGATTCCCCGTAATTCAAACGCATTAGAGTTAGCAACAACTTTAAACGAAATTACAGATGGTCTTTATAAACGATACCAAGACCCCAAGCCACCAAGTGAAGTATATTGCAAAGCTAAGTTGTCGGCTATTGCACGTAGTAGTGAAAATGTACAACAAGTTCTAGGAGCTAAACCGCGATGAACGCACAAGACATTATTAATGAAATAGAAAGCATTTCCTGCAACGATCCTGCATTGCTACCATTGGGAAATGCATTGCATCAGTATACTAAGCAATATCAAGCAGGCGAATTAAGCAAAGATGAATTCCTAGAGTTGCTACGTGACTTGCATACAGAGCAATTAATTAATGCACAATGCGCCGATTTGCATGCCAAAGAGAGATTAAATACAATATGCAACGTTGTGTTAAACGGCGCTAGCATGTTAATGTAAGGATTAATTATGTACAATAAACAATTATTCATTGATGCCTGTCCCAAGTGCGGTAGCAAAAAGCACCCACCGGGAGAATGCAAAGAGTTTAATAAACCAAAGAAAGATTAATACGCCAAGTAGTAATAAGGAGTAACCAATGGCATTACACGATTCAATTTTAAAGTTAATTAATAAAGAGCCCAAAGATGAAAGCGCACCAAAACCAGCGCCGGGCTCACGTAGCGAACGCGAAGCAAAAATCAAAGACAAAGCCGGCATGGTTATTTCTGTATTTGCATTGTTACTAGCTGTAAACAGCTGGTATGGTGGTAAGTTAAGTTCTACAGTTCTTAATAACACACTAGGCGCAAACAACAAGTGGGCGCAGTATCAAGCTAAAAACGGCCGTGGCGTTAGTTACGAAATTGCCGCACTAACTACTGCCGATAAGAAACTCGCAGAAAAATTCATGGCTGAAAAAGAGCGTATGGATGCCGACAAGAAAGAGATCATGGCAGAGGCTCGCGAAATGGAGCGTGTGCGCGAAGAAGCTAAGAAGGGTAGCCCATGGATCGGCTACGCCTCAACTGCATATCAGTTAGCTATTGTTGTTTTATCTGCTTCTATTCTAGCAGTTAGCATGGCAATGTTCTGGGCTAGCTTCGGAGTAGCCGCAGTAGGATTAGCACTGAGCTTAAACGGATTATTTTTGTTCTTTTAAAAAGATACAAATTTTCATATTATGGGGCCCATTTTGGGCCCTTTTTTTTATAAATAAAACAAAAAGGGTTTGGAGCTAGTCAATTATGGACCCAATGACGCTGTTTGCTTTGGCAAACGGTGCAGTTTCAGCAGTCAAAGCTGGTTGTAAACTGTACAGAGATATAAAAGGAGCCGCTGGGGAAGTTAAAGACGTCCTCAAAGATCTTGACGACCAATTTAAAAAGCTCCATCCCCCAGACAAGCCAGCAAGCCCTGAAGCGAAGAAACAGTTCCTTGAAGAAAAAGAGCGCATTAAGGAACTTAATGCAAAAGCCAATTCAGGCGCCACTGTTAACATTTATTCCGAGATCGGCGAAGAACTAGGCAAGTATTATGACAACTATTACAAGTGCCTTGCTATCTTCAATGAAGAAGAAAAACGTGCCCACAACGAAGTATATGTAGGCGATGCATCTATTGGTAAACGTGCATTGCAACGTATCCTTATGCGTAAGCAACTAGAAGAGATGGGCAAAGATTTGCGCGAAACTATGGTATATCAAAGTCCGCCAGAGCTGGGTGCGTTATATACTGAAGTTAGCGAAATGATGAAAGTAATGGGTGCCGAACAAGAAGTGCTCATTGCTAAACAAATGAAAGAAGAGTATGCGGCCAGACTTAAACGCAAAAAACGTTTGGATCGTATACACATTGATATAGCATTAGGACTAGCGGGTATAGGTTTAGCCGCTGGCATTGGTATTAGCTTTGCGTTAGTAGTTCAAGATCGTATTGAAAAATATCCACATTTAGGCACAGGCTGGATTCCGAAAACAGAGGAACAACGAAGGAAAGATGCGGAGCCTAAGATATGGTCGGGAAGATAAACAATAATGAAATACCAAAACGTCAGCGTTGGTTATATACCATCCTTGAATTTGGACCAGTTAAATTTATATTGCTAGTTTGGTTAATATGTTGGGTTATATTGGGGCTATCAATGTTAACCCTAAAATGGATTGTTAACCATTTTAAATAAATACAATATCAAAAACTCAAGGAGCTAGATAATGAGTCAAAAAGAATATGTTAAGATGAGCGGCAGTGAACAGAAAAAAGAAGACTGGATGAACTCCAAATGGCGCCCAATGATGGGTTGGATGTATATGTTAATTTGTACATTTGACTTTGTTGCGGCACCCATCTTATGGAGTTTAATACAGGCACTTTACAAAGGTGGAGTTAATGTACAATGGCAACCACTGACACTACAAGGCGCAGGATTATTCCATATTGCCATGGGTGGTGTACTTGGTTTAGCCGCTTACGGACGCACACAAGAAAAACTAGGAGGAGCTAATAATGGTGGAATCCAATTACCATCGAATGTCGGTACAACATATACACCGCCTCAACCAGTACAACCAACCAACCCAAGCGGATTTGGTAATACAGGAGCAACTGCGGCATCGGGATTTGGAGGCGCAACATCATTTGGAAGCCCTGCACAAACAACATTCGGCGGTGGCGGAAGCTTCGGTGGAAGCGCACCTGGCACAGCAACATCAGGCTTCGGTGGAGGCTTTGGCAGTTCACCAGCGTCTGTTGCAACAACAGCAACTGGCAAGAAGATCGTACCCGATGCAGAACAACCATTACTATAAGGACTTAAAATGAAATTTCTAAAACAATTAATGTATGTAACAATGATGTGCTTAGGCATTACATTGTTAACTTTAAACAATCCAGTTTTCGCAGGCGGTGAGACAAAAGAAGTCTGCGAAACTAAAGTTGATCCAAAGACTAAGAAAGAAAAAGAAGTTTGTAAAAAAATCAAAGTACACAAAAAAGTTGAGGGCGAAAAAGTACCCGACGGTACTAAGAAGAAGTAATTAACTTCAATTCCACAACCGGATAGCTTGACACTATCCGGTTTTTCTTTTATAATTGTATAATGACCCATTATGCGACATTGGGTGTAAACGAAAGTGCTACACCAGACGAAATTAAAAAAGCATACCGAAAATTAGCAAGTCAGCATCACCCTGACAAAGGTGGGGACACGGCTAAGTTTCAACAAGTTGAAGAAGCCTACCGTATTTTAAGTGATCCGCAAAAACGTGAACAATACGATTTAGAGCGCAAAGGCGGCGGGCCAAATAACATACGGTTCCAATGGCACAATAATGGTATGCCAGATGATTTCCAGGATCTTTTTAGAAGTTTTGGGTTTGGCGATGCTAGTCCGTTTAGCCAGCGCGGACGTAGAAACAAAGATTTACGAGTAGATCTACATATACCGATTGCATCTACATTAGATACTCAGTCCAAAACTATAAGTGTTGCAACAACAAACGGACATAGAGAAACTGTACAAGTTTCTATTCCCAGGGGCGTAACCAATGGCACAAATATTAAGTACCCTGGACTAGGAGACAATCTGTTTACTAGTTTGCCAAGGGGAGATTTGTATGTCCAAATTAATTTAGTTGCAGATGGGGGTTTCGGTATCAATGGTATTGACATACATACCGAGATTCCTGTAAACTCGCTAGTAGCTATCGTTGGTGGAGAGGCCGAAGTTAAAAATATCGATGGTAAGATTTTTATTATTAAAATCCCCGAAGGTACACAAACTGGTACAAAATTCAGAATAGCAGGACAAGGCTTATATCATCTTAATTCATCAATTCGCGGAGACCTTTATGCAGAAATTGTATTAACAACACCAACTATGTCAACTGAAGATAAACAAAAGATTCAATCTATCCTTAACAACACCCAATAAATATTTTTATGAATCATAACCAAGAAATTGAATTAGTAATTGCAAATGCCGTAGAAATTGCAAGGTCACACAATCACGAGTATGTTACACTCGAGCACCTAGCACATGGGCTAGTTGTATACAAACCATTCAATGATCTTCTAGTTAACTTTGGCGTTGATGTTACCGGACTTGTTACCGACCTCGAGGACTATTTGCAAAAGCAAACATACATTGCAGTTAATGTTAATGTGTCTCCCAAAAAGACACACGGTCTAGAAAGAGTTTTTAACCGAGCATTTACACAAGTATTGTTCAGTGGACGTAACCATGTACAGATTATCGATTTGTTTTTAAGCATTAGTAACGAAACAAATAGCCACGCTAGTTATTTCTTTATCAAGTACGGAATGGAACGTACACGCCTGGTAGATTTTTATAACGATAATTATATCGAATCGAAGCCCACAACCCGACAATCTAGTGCCCGCGCAGATGCTATTCTCGACGAGTATTGCGATAACTTAAATGTAAAAGCTAAAGAAGGCAAAATCGACCCAGTTGTTGGTCGTGAATTTGAACTAGATGAAATCACACAAGTTCTTGCTAAACGTAACAAGAGCAACGTGCTCATGGTCGGCGACGCCGGTGTTGGTAAAACTGCTATTGCCGAAGGTCTGGCACGTAACATTATCAATGGCGATGTTCCCGATTACCTGCGTGATTATACTGTTTACAATCTTGACATTGCTACACTACTTGCAGGATCTAAGTACCGCGGAGAATTTGAAGAAAAGTTTAAAGACGTTATTGGTGCGCTAACTGCTAAGGGCAAATGCGTATTATTCATTGACGAAGCACACCAAATGCGTGGTGCTGGCACAGGCAGTAACTCTAGTGTAGACTTTGCAAATATGATTAAGCCTGCACTAACTAAAGGCAATATCAAAGTGCTTGCTTCTACTACGTGGGAAGAATACAGCCAGTCGTTTGAAAAAGATCGTGCGTTAATGCGCCGCTTCTGTCGTATTACTATCGAAGAACCCACTCCACAAGTTGCAAAAGAAATTCTACGTGGATTACGAGAGTACTTTGAAGAGTTCCACGGCGGACAAATCAGTGATGAGGCGCTCGATGCCGCAGTTGATTTGTCTGTGCGTTACCAACCAGACAAAAAATTACCTGATAAGGCAATCGACTTAATTGATACTGCGGCCGCTAAATTGAAAATTAATGCAATGTCCTGGACTGTACGCAAGAATCACATCATTGATATTATTAGTAAATTCACTAAGATCCCAGCCGAACAAATTGGTAGCGAATCTACTAAGACCCTAGCCTCACTAGAATCTACTATTAAGGCTAAATTGTACGGTCAGGATCAAGTAATCGATACTGTACTAGAAAAGATTTATGTTGCCCGTGCTGGTTTGAAACCAATGAACAAACCAATTGGTAACTACTTGTTCTTGGGCCCAACCGGTACTGGTAAAACTGAACTAGCTAAACTGCTAGCAGAAAACATGGGCATGAAGTTGTTACGTTACGACATGTCTGAGTATCAAGAGAAACACTCAGCCGCTAAGTTGATTGGTGCGCCTCCCGGATACGTAGGTTACGACGATAGTAATCTCGGAGGCGGCTTGCTAATTAGTGATGTTGAGAAGAATCCAAATTGTATTATTCTCTTTGATGAAATTGAAAAAGCACACCCAGACGTAACTAACATCTTGCTATCGTTGATGGACGAAGGTATTATTACTAGTTCAAATGGCAAGAAAGCTGACTGTCGCAACAGTATTGTTATCCTAACGTCCAACTTGGGTGCCGCCGACAACGAACGCAATAACATTGGTTTCGGTCGTAGCCTTGAGAAAACAGGCGAAGACGATAAAGCCGTTAAAGACTTCTTCCGCCCAGAGTTCCGTAATCGCTTAGATGGTATCTGTAAATTTAACAAACTTGATAGCGTAAGCATTAAGAAGATTGTTGCTAAGTTTATCAATGATGTTAATGATCTACTCAATGAGAAGTCTATTAGAATTCGGTTAACTGAAGCCGCAGTGGATCACTTAGTTGAAGTCGGATACGATGCTAAGATGGGCGCACGTCCACTAGCACGTAAGATTAACGACTTAATTAAAGTTCCGTTGTCTAAGAAAATCTTGTTTGAAGATGTTCCACCTAATACAACAATGATCGTTGACTTTGCTGAATCTACATTTACATTTACATCAATGGCAACATCGCATCAAGCATCGGTTGATAATAATGGATTTATCGTACTGGAATAACCTCAGTCTCGATATAGTAACAGAACCAACTTCTAAACAATTCTACGGAAAATTTGTTTGGCGGTTGGTACTGCATGCCGCTGGCGGTAGACTAATTGATACGTCTAAGGATTTACCAATTAAACAAGCGTTAGAATTTCGTATTCTAAAGTATAGTATGTCGAGAGGTTGGCGATATCGTAACGAACACAACGATTTAAATAACGCTAGTGTTGAGTTGTTAGAATCATTGCGAGATATTAAATCTCGCTACAGCGACAAAATACGAGTTCGAATCGAAGAACCCAATGTTCAAATTTACGCAGAAGATGAACAAACCCTTAAAGATATTGTATCTTTGTTGCCGTGTACAGACTGTATAGAAAAGGTATCTGGGCCGCAGGATTCTAAGCAAGAGCAAATGTTAAAATCCGGTGTTATTTTTCGCACCAAACCAACCGATTACAAATATAAAGTAATATTCAGGGACGGTAGATATGACCCGGCGGCTAAACTACAAATCCTAAATTATATCAATAGTGTAGGACCGGGAATGGCCAAAATAACCCCAGGGGCCGTGGAGATGTTAAACAATAACTATTCATATATTTGGGGTGTTTATTTTTATACAAATGATCCGTCAATTGTTACATTCATTTCCCTTATCGAGCCATCTATAATTTCAAAAATTCACGAGCTGGTAACAGTTGACTAATAAATATTAGCATATATTGATTAAGGAGTCATTTATGGCACAAGTTATCGAAGATACAATTATTATTAAGGTATCTAAGTTAGTAAAAAGTGGCAATACAGAAGAACTAGTTTCAACTGATACTATTGCCGCATTAGAGCAAGTAGCACAAGAACTATTAGGCGACAACGTTATTGTTGAAGTCGAAAAAGCATAATCAAACTTAAAGAGAGTATTCAATGAGCGACAAGAAAATCAGTCAAAGTGATGCAGTAAACCTTATTAAGCAAGCTGCCGCAAAACGTGCCCAACAGGCACAACCACAGCAACAAGGCACCCAATTCGATTTTAAGAAGGTGCATTTGCATATCGGCATGCCGTGTTACGGAGGTATGGTTAGTGAGCCAACAATGACTAGTTTGTTGCGTTTTATCTTATTAGCACAACAAGCAGGATTAAACTGGTCGTTAGACACTATGGTTAACGAGTCTTTAGTTACTCGTGCCCGCAATAACTTAATGGCTAAGATGATGACTAATACTGCGGCAACGCACTTTATGTTCATTGATGCAGATATCAGATTCCAACCCGAATCCATTCTAAGTATGTTAGCGTACGATAAAGAAGTTATCGGCGGTTTGTATCCAAAGAAATCATTGCCAGTTAATTATGTTATTAACTTGAAAAACGAAACTAAGATCCAAGGCGACATCTTTACAGTCGACACAATGGGTACAGGTTTCTTAATGTTTAAGCGTGATGTTTATAGTAAGCTAATTGCCGCACATCCGGAAACAAAGTATGTTGATGATGTAGGCTTAGGCAAGCAATATGAGCCAATGATGTACAGTATTTTTGACTGTAAGATCGACGAGCGCGGCCACTACTTGTCCGAGGATTGGTTGTTCTGCCGACGTTGGCAAGCCATTGGTGGCGAAATTTGGGCACATAGCAAAGTATTGTTAAACCACGTTGGACACTACGAATATGCTGGCGACTTGGATAAGATTGCTATCGGTAAGCGTGGATCAATGGGCATTATTGAAGATACACTAAAAGCTCAAGGCGGCGGCAAAGTAACTGAAAAGCCAGTAGAACAACAACCTGCAAATGGCTGATTTAGAAAAAGCGCATATTAAACTAGGACTAAGCGGTACATATTGGCGGAAACGCCCTATGTACCGAGTAGTCTTTAACGGTGCTATAGTTAAAGAATCTGAAATTTCTGCACCAAGTGATGAAGTTGAAATAATTGAATTTGATGTAGAGTACACTGATGAGCAAGTTTCTTTGCAAGTTCAGCTATTAAACAAAGAAGATACTGATACTGTACAAAGTGCCCAAGAAAACACGATCATTAGGGATATGCTCTTGAATATTGTTAGCTTAGAAGTTGACGATATTGACCTAGGGCAAATTCCGTACGAGCATAGCGAATACCGCACAGATCGCCAAGTTGAGTTTAATGGAACTCTTACTAATTCTGTTAAGAATTGTATAAATCTAGGGTGGAATGGCACATGGGAACTTACGTGGTCAAACCCCTTCTACATTTGGCTACTAGAAAAAATTTAAAACTAAATATAGTAATAGAAGAAACCTGTTACTATGTTTATTAGAGATTTATTTGAAGAACCACAACAAAGACGCCTGGTAGTAATTTATCCCGGGCGTTTCCAGCCTTTCCACCAAGGACACAAAGACGTATTCACTACGTTGCAAGCAAAGTTTGGCAGAAATAACGTTTTTATCGCAACTAGTAACAAAGTTGCATTACCTAAGAGTCCCTTTAGTTTTACAGATAAAGTAGCATTAATGAATGCCGCCGGTGTGGCCAACAACTTTATTGTTGAAACTGCTGAGCCTTATAAGCTAGGCACTTACCCAGAATCCCTAAGTTTTGATCCGCGCAATACTGTAGTGCTATTTGCACTCGGTGCACCAGACATGGAACGTCTAGAAGTAGACGCAAAATATACAGAATTAACTCCAACAGGACGTCCAAGTAAAATCCCTCAGGGCAAATCTGTTGGCGACGATAAACCACTAAAAACATTTAGAAGCTTTGAAGAATGTGCAACTGCTGACCAACATCAGTATGTTGTAGTTGTGTCAGAGCGAGAAAAGTTTGTTACCATTGACGGGCAGAAATACGATGTTAGCCATGGCACAGAATGCCGTGAACTTTGGAATCAAGTACGCAACAATCCAAAATCTGCTGAGCAATACCTAGTAGGTCTATACGGACGAGCAACGCCAGAGTTGGTGCATATCTTTAACAAGATTCCAGATACATCGGCTCCCCCAGAAACACCTATTGCAGATAAGCGAGCACCTAAGCAAGCTAAACCAATGAAGGCTGTTGGCCTTAAAGAAGGTATCACAGAAGCTCCATTGGATTGGCAAGGTACCGTTTCGGGTACTGAGCAAGCCGCAATAACCGATCATACATTTGACGAAGCAGTTCAGTATATACAAATGAACTACCCTACTGCTAAACAGTATCGTGTTCGAAGAGCAGAACCAGGATTCCGTTCCGTAAACAATCCCGGAGAATTGCGTAAAAGCGAAGTTCATATATCGGGCGTAGATGGTGCTGTGGACTATCTACAATTGAAACAAAATCCAATGATGTCCGGAAGTAAACAAATTACCTGGAGTATTGGTTATAGTTGGATGGTATACGAAAATCCAGCGAACGGTATCGGTATACTGTATTACCAAGACCGTGGCATGGGCCCAGACGAAATTTATATCGGGGGCAAGACTGCTGAGAAGCATAAACAAGCACGTCAAGTATTCCGTGACGCCGGTGTTCTACCAACACCAAAGCCAAGACCACCAAAACCTAAGACACCACCTGTGAACGAGTTTGCTCCACCTGGCAGCAATGATGGCGACGATGGCTTCAGTGAAGAAACACTAAAACGCCTGGCCGCACAATGGTACAACGGTGATGAAGATCCTAGAGTAGAACGCACACTAATGGCCGCAGGTTGGGAAATTGGTCAAGACGAAGGCTATGATGATGAGCCGGGCGTGTTTGTTGTTCGAGCCGGCGATGTCAACGGCAACAGTTATCTGAGTTGGCCAGCACACGAATTAAAGCAAGGTGTGGCGGAAGGTTTTAGTGGGACACGTCTTGCTACCGATCCGCAGACAGGCGAACCATCTATTATACCACCCGGTGGGATGGGTTCTTATAGCCCAGAAGCATTGCTGTCTAGCTTAATCCGTAACTTACAAACTGTTGTACAACGTGTAGAAGCAGGCAATGCAACCACAGCCGAATACGAATTATACAAGTCCGGAGTAATTAAAGGCAAAATTGAAGCTCTTGCACGTTACCAAGAATTTATGCAAAAGAATGGTCGTAGACCTATTGCTAAGGGACGCGAAGTCAATCTCGGCGAGGACGAATAATGTCAACTGTTAATATCGTTGTTGATGTACATTGTACTGTGGGACACGATGTTAACCCTGTGTACAGATTGTACGTCGACGACGAATTGCTAACCGAGCGCACGTGGACTTGGCCTTCTTACGAAGTCCTAATTAGAGAAAATGTATTAGTTGAGTTTGAAACGTACGGCACTCATACACTACGAATTGAAAATTGCGGAACACCTGATAATTTTTATTTTAAATCAATATTTGTCAATGGGTCGGAACAACTGGGGTGGGAGCCACGTAAAACTCCTAGAGTGGGACGTTTACAAGAAATCACCTTTACTGCATAACAAATAAATACACAATATCCGGAATTTAATATGAAACCTACAGATTTTATCAAAACAAAAAAGCTACTTAACGAGTCGTCTGGTAACGCAGAGTATAATGACGAAGCAAGTACTAGCAAGAATAGCTTGCACACTATTATTCGTGTTGCTACACATTTAGAAAAAGCAATTGGCGATGACGAAAATATGCCAGAATGGTGCCAAGAAAAGATTGCAGAAGTTAAAGCCCTAATGGTTAACGTGATGGACTATATGATTAGTCAGCACGAGATGGGCCAAGAAGAACAGCTACCTAGTTTTGATGCACAAATTGCAGAATCTGCTTTTAATACACAACTGTACACACCAGTTAACGAAGATGCAACAGGCGGTGCAATGAGCTCTGCTAGCGTTGCGGCTACTGTAGAAACCCTAGGACAAAAAGGCGACTTTAGCAAAAAAGACGTTAACAAAAAGCTAAAGAGCTATACTAACGTTATTAGTCGTTCTAAGAAATTAGAAGAAGCCATGGCTGCAACAGCCGCATTTAGAGCAGGTAATAAAAAACGTGCCAACCTAAATGCAATGAGCGATGAAGACCGTAGAGCATACGATAAAGAACAACAAGAGAAACAACGCAAGCGTGACGATGCTCGATTAGAACGTGAGCGCCAAAAACTTGCGTCCAAAAAAGGTGTAGCAGAAGCCACCGGGAACAAGCGCATTAGAACAGAAACTGGTACAGCTACTATTACAGCCGACGGAGTTATCTTTAATAACTCTGGAGAAAAAGATGCGTTTACTTGGGCAGAAATTGACCAAATGAATAATGGCAAGCGGGTCAAAGGTTTCAAATTAGACCGTGCAAATTCTGATGCCGATACCGCTGTGTATGTATATCCAGGTACAGTTGAGCATCACCTCCCAGTTAGTGCTATCACTAGGGGAGTATAAGCATGGATATCTATAAAATTTTAGAAACCTTACAGCGTGTTAGCGAATCACCGACTGCTACAGAATTAGGACAACAAAAAGAAGTTGCTCCTTCTGCTAACACACCACAAGCACAAGCAGCCGCTAAAGCATTACAAGCAGGTATGCTAAAGCTAAAGCAACAATATCCTAATTTAGACACTACATTCGAATCTGGTATTATTAAAGAGATTCGTCCAGACGGTACTGTTGTAATACACGCCGGCAATGGTACTGGTGCTGTTACACGATTAATGGCATTAGGTGGTGGTGCTAACTTTAAAGTTGTAGCAGATACATATGAAGGTACTCAATTCTCTTTTGCTAATCCAAAACAAAAGCCGGGTGACCAAGTACGTGGCACCGATGTTGCCCGTAAGAATGGCAAGAAGCATCCGTTTAATAATCGTTTAGTTGGCGCCGCTGAAAGCATTGACCGCGAGATTGCTGAAGGTTGGTCTAATTATTTGGCAGAATTCGGCGCTGATAATACGCAAAGCCAAGACCCTGCTACAAAACAAAAAGCCGCTAAAGAATTAGATAACATTACTAAGGCAGTATCTCAAGCTAAGACAGCTGGTGTAGTACCGCCAACACTAGCGACCGGGCAACTAGCTAAAGATATAGCAACAGCACCCGACGATATTACTAAAGCAACGTCACAGCAGAAGAAAGAGATGGGAGCAACCGGCGATAGTTTCAACGATTTCATCAAAGCCGCATCTTCTGCACCCGGTGGGCAATCGGCCTTAAATACAGTATTAGCGGCAATGAAAAAAGTTAAATCGCAACCGGGTATTTAATATGTTTATTTTTGATTTATTTGAGTCTAGCAAAAAACCTAAGAAGGACGAACTTCAACAATCCACTGCGTCTTCTGTATATAAAGACTCAGACGATCCGCGTGTTAAAAATATGTTAGATCGTGCTTACAGAGAAAATCCTCGAGCCAAGAGTGATGTTGAGGCACTTGCGGGACATATGGATACTGTAGATAAAATCAACAAAAAACAAGATGTTGATTTAGCTAAGTCTCGCAAAGACTACGATGAGTTACACAAAGATCTATTGGACAAAGAAGATCGTTTTAAAGCACAGGACAAGAGATTTAAAGATTTTGTTGATCAAGTTGCTAAAATGGATTTAACTCCACCTGAGTCTGCGCGAGCCGCGCAAGACTTAGAAAAGGGCAAAGATGTTAATGTTGCACAGTATAAGAAAGCTAAACCTAAAACTGGTGTTAATCCAAAGACTGGGACTCCATATGGCCCTTCTGTTAACATGGCAACTACAGCTGGTAATACACAACCTGCGCCTCAACCAATGGCTGCAAATGAGCCAGCAATGGAGCCAACTGCACAAGCTCCAGCAATAGAACCAACACCAGCGGCGCCACAAGCGCCAACTGCACAAGCCCCATCGGCTCCAACACAAGTACAACAACCAAGCGCATTTCCTAATATGGTGTCACAATTATCAACACCACCTGCAAATGACTACGGGTTCGACGATGTCGACGACGAAGAATTGCCAAGTAACATTGTCCAATTGTCAAAGTTTCGTCCAACTGATCCAGACAAAAAGACAGGCACCTTAGGTGAAGAATCGCCAACTGCTATCGGGCATATGGCACAAGATCTTATGTCCAAATCTTCTAATTCCGAAAAGAGACAAAGTTTTGATCATAACACTAAAGCATTTATGGTTGCATACGTTAAAGGCAGAGATGTTAAATTAAAATTTGGACCAGCTTGGGTTACGCTAACTCCAGACGAAGCTGTTACCATTTATGAATATGTAATGAATATGTATCGCCCTGCAGAAAAGGCAGAAGCAGAGTTTAATTTATTGTTATCTGATTTAACTGAATTTAGAGAAATCAAGCAAAAAGTTAAAGAGATGCAAGCTAGTTTACCATTGAGCGAAACTAAGAACTATTGGAAAAAATTACAGGAAGAACGGAACAAAAAACTTTCTTCTTTAGTAAACGAATTAGAAACTACTGTAACCGAAGGCGAAGTTGTACAATTTCCCGGGGGACAACGTTTAGAACAAGCAAAACGTCTATTGGCAGGATTAGATCGTCTACGTAAAAGTAATCTTAGAGATCCCCAACTAGGGCAAGCATTGTCCGAAATTCGTTCTCACTTACAAACACTAGGTTATAGAATTCGTGGCGATGGTAGTGACGACTATTTGATTCACACAGAAACTAACACCCGTTGGAAATTAGATCAAAACTTACAACCAATGGTAGATGGCAATGTTAAAGAAACTATCCGTAAAGTAAAAGGCGGATACCGTTTAGTAAGTCACACTGGTAAAAATCTAGGGACTTATCCTAGTCACGCTGGCGCAGAAAAGCGTGAACGTCAAGTACAATATTTTAAACATGCTAATGAAGAACAAGTAAACGAGTTTGTCCCGAGTAGCAACGATAGAGACGATAATCCAAAGTTTCTTCCATGGAACGAGTTTATTGGCGATCTAGAAGCCATCTTAGGCGATCACTTCGCTGTAACACAAAAAGTTATTAAGAATAGTATACAAGCCAGATTCATTCCCCATGATCCAATGGAGTTTGGTCCTACAGTATTATATTCGTACTACGAAGCTAGAGCAGGTCGCAACAAAGGTGCAGTAAGCACACGCGGTGCAATTCAGGTTGGTAAGTATTATCCAAACACCACTGGTTTGGGCAAACAGAACTTTATCACACAATTCAGTTTATTAAAAGGGCATCCTTTCGAACGCCACTTCGATTTAACTGGCGAAAACGTTCAAAAAATTTACGACATTATTATAGGCAACACTAACGGTGCGTACCAAATGCAACCTCAACAAGGCATGGCAGAAGATGGTGACGTTAACGAAGTTAGTTTAGGCAATTACCGAACAAAAGCCAACAAAGAACGAGCATTTGCTGGAATGAGTGCCGCATTTGCAGCCAGTCCCGAGGCTCGTGCTAAACATAAAGCAACGTTTGATAAACGTGAGCGAGGACTTAACCGTGTAAAGGCACGTGATGAACGAGCTCGTAAAGCAGAACAAGATCAACAGCTTGCAGATTTAATAGCACGTCTTCCAGAATTAAAAGCTGAATACGAACGTATAAGTGCAGAGTATAAATCACTAGGCGGTAGCAACTGGCAATATGCAGATAGAGAACAAAACATGTCTGACGGTGAACGCAAGGCACGCGGTTTAGAAGGACAACTGTACAATTTATCGCGCCAGATTCAAGCCGCAGAAAAGGCACAAGGACAAAACAATGTAACCGAAGAATCAGCAGAGTTAACGTCGGGACAACGTGTTAAAGTAAAAGGACATGCAGGTAAGTTTATTGAATATACTAACCCAAAAGTAGCTATTGTTGAATTCGAATCTGGGTATGGCACACAACAACTTAAGGTACCTGTTAGTGCAATTGAGCTAATAGAAAAAGTAGTCAGCGAAGAAGGCACAGAAGAAACTGTAGATGACATTTTATATAAATTAACATATACATACCGTCGTATTCAAAATGCCGATTACTTAGCAGATTGGATTAAAGATGATTGTCGTACAATTTACGAATTGTTACGCAACCCTTTAAAAAATGACGATATGAGCGAATATTTGCGTATGCGTAAATATGTACAAGGGCGTTATCCAGACGCATGGGACAACTTTGACGAGCATACACAAGAATTAGCACAAGAAGATTCATGGCACGGCGCGGGCGACGAATGGCATGGCACAGGCGATGCTTGGCATGGCGGAGGGTCCGAGGGCGGAGCAGGCCTAAGTGGGCTAACTAATGCGCCAGAAATACCAGGATTAAAATAAGAGGAACAGAATGGAAGAATTACAAAAAGCCGCTAAAGTAGCATTTGCTAGCGAGTTTACATTTTACTTAAATGCACAGTTTTGCCACTGGAACGTAGAAGGTCCGTTGTTTTTACAGTACCACGATTTATTTGGTAAAGTGTATGAAGAAGTTTATAGTTCAATTGATGATTTTGCAGAGAAGATTCGTGCAATCGGTGCGTATGCCCCGGGCTCGAACAGTCGCTTTAGTGTACTAAGTAAAATCGAAGACGAAGTAGAAGTTGTTCCTGCAGACCAAATGGTTGTTAACTTGTTACAAGATAGCAACAACATGGTTCTAATTCTAAAGAAAGTATATGATCTAGCCGAACAAGAAGGCGAGCACGGATTTAGTAACTTCCTTGCTGAACGCATGGATGCACATCGTAAACATAGTTGGATGCTTCGCGCAAGCGCAAAATGAACTTATTTGAGTTAGATTCCAAGCTACGAGAATTTGCCCCATCTCCCGATCGTGATGGTGATGGGCGCAGTCGCCTCATTGGTACTATTGCACAATTACTAAAAGCTGGAAAGAAAGTTGATTTCTTTGTACCGGGTATCCGAGGACATGTTAGTGGCATTGGCGGCCAAGGCGATTCAGTAACATTAAAGCGTTGGAACAAACCATACAGCAGAATAAACTATTCGTTGCCTTTAGACAGCAGTGACGACAATCGTTTTGCGTTAAAAATGATTAAACCCGATTACTATCAAGTTGTTGAAAAGTCTGCACTTAACGAAAGCTCAGAGCACAACGAAACAATTGAAGCTATTAAACAGTTCTTACCATTTGTTAAAAAAGAACTAGGCCTAACTACACTACCTAAGATTAAATTATTAACTGATCCAGAGACTACTAGTTTTGGTACATTTGATCGTGACAACGAGCAAATTCATATTGTAATTGCAGGCAGACATCCAAACGATGTGTTACGCACTCTAGCGCATGAACTAACTCACTATAAGCAACACTTAGCAAATGAGTTAGACGACTCGTCAGGTGATACCGGTAGCGATGCTGAGAACGAAGCAAATGCTACTGCCGGCGTAGTAATGCGTAACTATAACCAGCAAAATCCAGAGAACCTAGAATGAACGAATATCCAGTTTATCCAGAAGACGACGGTTATGATCGCCCAAGAAACCCATATTCACCAGTCTGACACACAACAAGAACTAGACTCAATACTTGCACGTTGTTGCGAGTTAGTACTCAACGGGCAAGAACAAGATTCTGAGTATTATGGAATGGTTGGTGCTTGTGTTGTATATCCCAATGGTCAATTAATTTTTGGTATTAACTACGAAGCCAATGACGGACGTCGAATTCATGCTGAGCATGCCGCATTAGAAAGATGTGATGAAATTGATCCAAAATGTATCATTGTTACTACGCTAAGTCCGTGCAATAGACCAATGGCAGACCGGGAAGGTCCTGCTTGTGAAGAAATAATTAAGAGTTATGGTATAGAACACGTATACTGTGGTTATAAAGACCCAACACAAGACCACGATGATAGTATAGAAACAGACAACACTAAATTACGAGAGCTTTGCAAAAAGTTAGCAGACACATTCTTAACAGAAAACTTTCACGATGGCAAAGTCAAAGGCAAAAGTCGTCCAGGGCGTGTAAAACGTGCAGGCGCTAGTTGCACAGGTTCGGTTAGTTCGCTGAGAGCCAAAGCCAAAAAATATGGTGGCGAAAAAGGCAAGATGTACCATTGGTGCGCTAACATGAAGTCTGGAAAGAAATAAGAACACCCTACCTTAGGACCTTATGGTTATTGGGTGGCCCGGCTGCTGGGCAGAATACTATGGGAGTCGTGCCCCGGAATGGTATTCTAAAGTGAGCACTTTTCCTTTTGTCCTCTTGCTTTTACAAATAAGTAGTTTATAATACATTTTTCAACCAGGAGAACTTATGAGCGATTACAATCGTACATTCAATGGCGATGCAAAGATTAAACTTACCCAGCTTATTAACGAAGGCATGCAGGTAATGAATGAAATCGAAACACTTAACGAAGGGTTAAGTGATACTGTTAAAGCCATTGCAGAAGAACTGGAAATTAAACCAGGAACACTCAAAAAAGCAATTCGTATTGCACATAAAGCCAAGCTAGGCGAAACCAATCGTGATCACGATGAGCTGAACACTATTCTTGAAACTGTGGGCAAGACCCTTTGACAGAATTATTTCTTAATACTATCAATTGGATTAAGGAAGACTGGCGGAGTAATCCAATACGTTGCTTCCTTGAGATTTTTGCATGGGCACTTAGCATTGGTTGTGCATTTACAATGATGTTAACTGTGCCTACTCCCCCATTCTTAATTTTATACCCATTGTTTATTACACAATGCGCTATCTTCGGATGGGCGGCCTGGAGTAGACAAAGTTTTGGTATGCTTGCTAACTATTTGCTATTAGTGTCAATTGATAGTGTTGCGTTGGTAAGAATGTGGATGCAATAAATATTAGTGTCTCGCCGGACGTTAAGCGGCATGTAGAGTACGTGTGAGCTAGAAGTCGCACAAGGAGAAATATGAGTTACGTTGACGCTCTGTTTAGCAGAGATAAAGATCGAATCCACATTGTTGAGCGTGTAAATGGTGAACGGGTATATCGCGAATACCCAGCTAGTTACATGTTTTACTACGATGACCCTCGTGGAAAGTATTCCACAATTTATGGTTCTAAAGTTTCAAAGTTTAGTACCAATAACAGCAAAGAATATCACAAAGAACTAAAAATACATTCTGGCAAACGGCTATGGGAATCTGACATTAATCCTGTATTCCGTTGTTTAGAAGAGTTCTATAGTGGTGCCACTTCCCCTAAATTACAAACAGCGTTTTTTGACATTGAGGTCGACTTTGATCCTGTGCGTGGTTATAGTCGACCCGAAGATCCATTTAACGCAATCACTAGTATATCTGTTTATTTAGATTGGCTAGATAAATTAGTTACACTAGTTGTTCCACCAAAAAGTTATAGTTGGGAATCTGCTCAAGAAATTTGTAACACCTTTGATAACTGCTATCTCTTTGAACG